AATCCGCCGAGCGTGGACAAAGCGGCGTCCGCCTTCTCAAGCGGAACTTCGATCACCAACTGAGCAACCCCTCGGCTCTTGATGAGCTTGAAGTCGCTGAAGGTGCCGGCGAGGGCTGCGGACGCGGTCATGCTAGAAAGGTATCTCCTGATCCATGTCGTCATGGCGCGGCGGCGGCGCCTCATGGACGGCTTCGCCGTTGCGCGGGTGACGGAGGTTGATGTACTCGGGCGCCTTCTCGATCGCCGCACGGAGACCAGCCGACAGCTTGTCGAATACCTCCTGGCTGTACTCGTCGGGGTGGAGCGAGAAGTAGACCTTCTCGTTCGTCAGGGCCGGCGCCGTCATGCCCTTCATCAGCTTGGAGACCGCCGAGATGTTGGCGTAGGTCTTCGTCTGCTTGACATTGTGAACGACCGTCAGCAGGCACGGGACGCCGAGGATCTTGCGGATGTGGAAGCCGTTGGGCGGCCCGGCCAGATCGGCCTCGGTGAACTTCGCGCCCCGCCACGCCTCCAGATCCTGACGAAAGCGCGACTTCTCGTGGCTGGAGAAGGTGTAGCGCTGATGGATGCTGAACGGCTTGCCGTCCTCCATCTTCTCGTCCGGCAACTCCCAGGACACCAGAACCTTGTGCTGGTGCTTGGTCTCGCCCTGCCAGTCGACGGGCTGCGTGCCCAGGTCGATCACGCGATAACAGATCGCCATATGGGTGCCGGCGGGCGGCGGCGCGAAGTCGTTCCCGCTGTTGGGCGGCATGTACATGGTCACAGTCTCCAGATGGTTGTTGCTTCTGCGCGAAGCCGGTCGTTCCAGACGTAGGACTCCATGTCCCGAGGCGGGTAGAGTTCGGCGATGCGCTCCTTCGGCTGCTCGCTTCTGAGGAGCCGCTGCATCGCGCGGCCGGCGGCTTCGACCTGGCGCATGGCAGCGTCCAGCTCGTCGCGGCTCGGCGTGTAGATCAGTGGGGGTTTGCGGTCTTGGCCCTTCTCGGGCTTGCCCGGCGTGCCGTAGCAGAGGCGAGGGGACACGGCCTCCGCGCGCTCGTAGATCGCGACCTGTCGAAGGTGATCCGCCTTGTCCTTGATCCGCCCGCTGATGGGATCGAGCGAGGGCATCCGGCCCGTCGTCTTCAGGTCCATCAGGAAGTCGGGAAACCGGTAATCGACGTACCCGATGATGTCTAAGTCGAGCGTCGGTAGTTGCAGGACGATCTTCGACTGCTTGGTCAGCGGCGTCCCAAGACCACGGATGGTCGGCAGGATGTTCTTCAGGTAGACCGGGATTGCGACCCGTTCCTTGTTCACGTCGTCGGACATGTCGCCCTGAGCGTCGACCTCGAACCGGTCGTTCGCCGCCTTCAGCGCCTCGTCGTCATCCGCCTTGGCGAACAGGACGGCATCGCATGCGGCTTCCACGGCCGACCCCCGCCATGCTCCCGGTCCTGCCGGAGCCTTGATGCCGAATAGCTGGTCCATCACCCACAGGGCCGGCTCGTCGAGGAACCGGTTGATCTGCGATGCCGAGAGATAGTCACGCGGCATCCTTGACCTCCCCGCGTGCCAAGCCGATCACCCGGTTGAGCGTGTTGCGTGCCTTCTCCAGTGTCTGAAGGTCGCGGGCCAAATCCTGGGGAGCGCGGGAGGCAAGCCACTCGCACAGCTTCTGAAGCTCCCAGCAGTCGCGTTCGGTGTCGCTCATCGGATGGACACTCCTTCACCGGAAAGGGCTCGCTGACTGCCTGCGTCAGCCACAAAAGTTTTCATGACGACTGCTTCGCCTCCTGCTCCCCGGAATCCGATGTGGCTCCGTCGTCCTTCAGAGTGCTTCCGCTGTTGCTTGAGTTCGTCGCGGGAGCCTTGTCCGGCTCGCGCGGGACAAGGCGGAAGGACAGTCGACAGTCCAGGGCCCACGCAAGATCGCTCACGTCGCGGAGCGAAATCGATTGACCCGCGATCAGCCGGTCGAGCTTCCGCTTGAGAGCGCCAGCGGTGGAGCCAATGACCGGGGCCATCTGTTCAAAGCCCATGTCTCGGAACGCCATCGCCGCGACAATCTCAGACGCGATCTCCCGGCACAGCCGACGATACGCAATGGCGGGCAGCCACTCGCTCATGAAGCCCTCCCCACATCCTGCTCCATGGGCTCCAGTCCCTTGGTCATCGCATTGCACTCGCGTTCTGAGCGTTGGCCATGTGGACACCGAGGTATTCCGGGTGGCGCATCGGAGGGAGGTCGGCGACCGTTCGAGCCTTCTTCGCCGGGATCTCTTGTGGCTTCGCCTTCGGGGCCTCGGCCTCTTCCTGGGCCAGAGGAGTGTCCCCGCCATCGCGGCCAAACCATGCGCGGAAGCGTTCGTTGAGCGCTTGCATCAGCGTCTCCCTTCCAGGATGTCGACCATGTGAATGACGGTTTCTCGGCGGAAAACTGAGCGGGCCTTGCCTTGAGGCACTTGGTAGCTCCCCGCGAGTTCAGACTTCGCCACAGCAATCGCTCGCTCGATCCTGTTCCACAGGGCCTCTGCCTCACTCCTGTTCGGCGGATCAGGAAGGATCGAGTCGGCAGATGTAGGGGTCATGGCGTGCCTGCGAAGTATTGGAGAGACTGCAGAAAACAGGCGCCGATCCCGACGCCCACGGCGAAACACTCCAAGAAAGAAAAGCCGCCCATTCGTCTGAAGAGAACCATGAGGAGCCCGATCATCCCGAGGGCTGCGAGAACACCGCTCATGACACGTCCTTTTGGGGCTCAGTTGACCGTTCGGTGAGGGCGGCGCGGCCGGCTTCCGTTATTGACCACTTGATCGCTGTGTGCGGCGAGAACAGCGACCCGAGTCCGTGGTGCGCCATCACCAAGCCGCGGCCTTCGAGAGAGTTCAGCGTTCCAAGCCCCACACCGAGGTCGTATGCACTCGGCCATGGCGCACCTTTGCGCAGAATCTCCAGCGCGCGACGCTGATTGTCGGAAAGCTTCCGGCTCACATCCTCTCTCCCTGACTTTGACGCGATGAGGTGCCGCGTGATCGCGAAGCGCAGCCCCGAGAAATCGAGATGACATTCTCCGGCGCTTCCGAAAGGACAGAGGACATGCACACGACCTCTCCGAGTCCCGGGAACACGACCTTGTATGCAAAGCCGGAAGCGAGAGAGCGCGTCACCGTCCCGATCCCATCTCTGGACTGAACGCACTGGCCGGGCTGGTACATGATCTATCTCTCCCCCTATGGTCCGGTGGACGGGTGGTCAGGCGGGCTTGCGCGGAAGCAGCGCCTTGGTGATGGCTTCGATCAGTGTGAGCGCGGCCAGGGGGTTTAAGAGCGTGAGGACGAGACCGGCCGGGCTGACGACATCCTTGGGCAGCCCGGCGCCGGTCGCATCGCCGCCGACCGGGCCGGGCGAAGGCGCCGGCTCGATGAAGACAGCCGGAGATCCTTCCCATGTCCCGTAGTTGACGACGTGAGCGCCCTCTCCCAAGATGACGCGACGAGGCTTTGTGGCCCTTGCTTCAATCTGTTCCAACTCCATCGTCCTCGCTCCTCTGGTTATCTCCGGCGACCACCTCTGCGCCCCCTGCAGTGAGGCGCAGCCGAAGTCGTCGGCCTAGTTGGGAAGAAACCGTTCGAGCGTGAACTGCTTGCCGGTGGGCAGCGTCACGTCGATGTACTTCGTGTTGCGCGAGGTGTTCGCCTGGGGGCTGTTGTCGACCGTGCGGAAGGTCATGCTGACGTTGCCTTCGCTCTCGCACGTCGCCGAGGTCGCGCCCGCCGGCTTCCGGCAGCTCTGAAGCGCACCGGAGAAAGACGACACGCTCGTCATACGTCCGGTCGCGATCTTCCAGGTGTTCCGGCCATCGGTGCCGTAGGTGAAGACGGTCGCGAACAGGGAGTCGCCCTGGAACAGGATCGACCAGCCCTCGCCACCTTCGGCCGAGCGCCAGTACCAGCCGTCCGGGTGATAGGCGATGCACGCGCCCGTGCCGGAGACCTGAGCCGGACAGTCGTTGCGCGGCTTCGGGCCGCCGCCGGGGCCAGCCTCTACCACCGTTGGCGTGATCGTCTGTCCGTACTTCTGGCGGTCGTTGGGCAGGTAGATCGTGCCGATGAGGTCGACGTTGATGTTGTAGGTGCTGCCGGTCTGGGACGAGGGCCACTCGACACTGAGGAAGCCGAACACATCACAGGTCGGCGCCCTGTAGGTGCCGCCGAAGGGCTGGCCGTCGCGACAGGTGAAGGTCTGGCCCTTGAACTGGTCGGCATCGCCGCCATTCTTGCCGTTCGCGGCGAACCAGGTAGCCGTGCCGTCTTCATCGCGATAGCTGTAGTGGACGAGCAGGCTTTCCTTCGTCGTCTCGCTGATCTGCGCGTTGAACAGCCCGGTATTCGACGGTCCGGACCAGAGCATTTCGGCATTGGCCGGAGGCGCCAGGGCGAGGCAGAGTGCCGCGCCGTAGAGAAGTCGTTTCAGAAAGTTCGATCGCATTGATTTCATCCTCTTGGTTATGTGATCCGCTGGTTTGCGGAGGGCGGTCGCCCGTGATGCGTCTCGATGTGAGGCGCATCCCGTGGGATCGCTACTGCTTCGGAAGCGCGGTCGCCGCGGTGAGAGGCTGCGCAAGGTTCTGAGCGATGAAGGCGCCGACCGCTGCCGCGATCTGCTTCTCGGCTTCCTTGCGCACGTTCGCGACCTGTCCCTTGGCGAGTTCCAAGAGACCATCGGTCCCGTGCTTCTTGATGATCCACTCCAGGCGCGTGATGCCGTTGTTGTAGGAGGAGTTGCGCCCGTCGGTGTCCACGCGCTCCTGGAGGGATTTCGTAAAGAGCGAGAGGATGTGCTCGCGAAGGGTGATGGTTTCGCCCTTCTTTTCGCCCCACTCGTTCGTCTTCACGAATTCCTTGGTGAGCAGTTCATCGACAAGCCTCTCGGCGCGCTGCGCGATGATGCCGTTCATCGCTTCGGACAGAGCCGCCTCAAGCCCCTTCTCGACAGCCGTTAAGACCTTCTTCGAGAGGTCGTGCTTGGTGAGCCCCTCTTCGTCCAGCACGGCGCGGGCCATGTGGTAGAACAGATCGCGCGTGCTGAAGCCCTTGAGCGTCAGGAGCGCCTTCATCTGGCCGTCGCCTTCGCTGAAGCGATCCGGCCCATCGAAATCTTCTTCTTCGTACATCGACATCTCTTCCTCTCAGTCCTCAGTGGTTGGGCGATGCGGTGCAAACGATCCGAAGGGACCAAAAATCTTCCTCTCCCCTGTCTGGGATAAGCTGCTGTGCATGGGGGTCATGACTCGGCCTTGGGCTGCGGAAGTTCGATCCACATGAAGCCGTTCCAGCGGACGCGGCGGTTGCCCTTCTCGCCGGAGACCACGAGGTACTTTTCGGTGGGGCCGCAGCCCACCAGGTCGGTGACCAGAGCGCGCCAGTGATCATTGAGCGCGGCCTCGGGTGTCTCGCCGTTCCCGTACGCGCCGACAAGCGTGGCGGACCCGTCGCCAACCGAGACGTTCTGATGCACGTACCAATCGCCGGGTTTGCGGATCAGAAGTCGGATCTCGGAGAGCGCATCGAGCGCCGCTGCCTTCTCCTGCCATGTCAATCGGTCGCTCATCGTCTACTCCGCCGCATTCCTGATGTGCTCGCAGATGCCGGCGTGGTTCTCATCGGAATGCCGGCTCATGCGCCCGTAGGGTTCCTCGTCGCCGTCCTCGTCTCGATCGCGCCGCGCTTGCATCTTGATGGCGTACGGGATGTCGCAGTCGCTCAGCGTCGAGCGCAGATACCCGTGCGTCTCTTCCGCTTTGCTGCAGAGGGACGGGGGGAGCTTTGCCGACAGGTGCAGGAGCATTGCCTCGTCAGCGAGCACATCGATCTTCCGATGCAGTTCCCGCAACCGCGCAATCGCCTCTTCTTCTGTGCGGGGCTGTGTCATGACTCACCCCGGAACGCCCTCAAGGCGAGGGAGAGCTTGCAGTCTTCGGCGTGCCGGTGTTTCGGATCGCGTCCTGGACGCGCATCCCGACCGCAGCAGGGGCAGCGCGGCCCTCCCTGCTCCGCTTCCTCCAGCGCTTCGGCGAGCCGAGCTTCGAGGGGTGACCGGACTATGGCGCGCTCGTGGTTCTTGCCTTCGCCCTTCCGCCACTCTTCGTTGAAGCCCTTCGAGAAGGAACTAAACCCCGCCTTCTCCGCTTCCTTTCGATTACGGAACACCCGCTGCGTGGACATGATCAGTCCTCCCCACGGGCGTGGGACAAGGCGGAGCGCAGGTCGCGCATCGTGTTCGCCAGCGTCTCGTCTGCGTCGGTTTCGAGCCGGACCAAGCCGGTGTCGATGCCGTTAATCAGGCTCTGCGCTGCCGCGTAGAGATCGGGCCCAGCTTCACGCTTCCGCTCAAAGGCGGCGCTCTCTTCGGTGAGGCGCCTCCACTCAGCGTCTTCGGCGTCTTTCGCGGCGATGGCGCCCGCGATCAGGTCGCGCGTTCGGACCTCGTTGAAGGCGGCGTCGATGACGGGCGCCCACTTCTTGGATCGAGCGTTCAGGCTCCTGTGCGAGTGAGCCCGACCGCTGCCAACGTTCTTATGAAGAATTCCATTATGGGCGAGGCCAGGAAGAGTGACCCAGATGTGAAACCGAGCGCCCTCGGCCTCCCATCCGACAGAACCGTAATTGCGCTCTTCGTTCACGCAATCGACGTGGAGGTTGGCGAGCCCCGGCTCGCTCTTCGCAGGTTCGGCAGATGGCTCAACGTGATCCCGAAGGGCAGTCCCTGAAATCTTCTCGGACATGGGGGCTACTCCGCGCTCAGCTTGGTTAGAATGCCGCGGGCCTCGTCGAGGCTGGCGAGCGCACGCTTGAGGCGGCGCCGAAGCTCGTCACCGCCAACGCGCTGAGAGACGGCGAAAGAGATCGTGTTGAATGCAGTGGCGATATGAGCGTCGCCCGCTTCTTCAAGAGCGAAGCGCTGAGCGTTGGTCATGTCGCCCCAAGGGGCATCGCTGACGCGGCCGGCTACGGACATGATCAGCCCTCCCCACGGGAGCGGGACAAGGCGGCGCGGCATTTCTCGATAGCGCGGATGCAGCGATCATCAGCGGCCGGGCTTTCGTCGTAGGCATCGGTGGCGGCGACCACCTCCACGAGTGAGGCATACATGTCGCTGACGCCGCGACCCTCGACCGCCTTCAGCGCGTTGACATAGCCCCGGTCGTATCCGGCGCCGTAGGTGTTGCGCGCCTCAACGTGGCTTTCCTCAGCGTCTTCGGCGGCGCGCTCGATCTCGTCGGACAGCCACTTGGCGAACGAGACCTCCGCGCCCGCAGGTTCGGCAGATGGCTCAACGTGATCCCGAAGGGCAGTCCCCTCGCTCTTGATCTTCTCCGCCATCCCCATCCCTCCTCGGTTGAGAGCCCGTAGGCTTTGAACGAGAGGATAATAGGATGATTGCTACCGACCGTCAATAGGAAAAATGCTACCGTCTAGCCATGCCAACGGAACCGCTGAGCGGCCCGCCGCTATTATCGCAGGTTAACTAAGGGGCTTAGAGCCAGGCGGCCGGGCTCGGGCGCGCGGGAGCGACCGGGGTACGGGAGGGCGGGGGAGGGCCAGCCGGCCGTATTTCTTCAGCCGGCGTACAAGGAGCTTCCCGGCTGCCGGGTTATCCAGCAGGATCTCGCGGAGGATCAAGTCATCGAGCGCTGCACACGCTCTTGCCCATTGCCCCGGTGTCGGCATATCGCCTCCGCGCCGTCTGTGACTGGCTGTGACATTCTGCGTCTCAACCGTGACGGAGTGCAAGCGAAAGGTGTAGATGCGCAATCACGGACACGAGAGAGGCATTAATTCCGCTTTAGCGCGGCAACTAGTTTGTCAATAATTTCAACTGGATTGGCTTCGTTCTCTTCTACGCCAGCCTCGTATCCGAGGGTAATTGCCCGCGCCATCCGCTCGGGCGACCAATTCAACTTCAAGCTTTGATTAATATGGAGCATTCGCGAAATCAGGCCCTCGATGAGCGCCTGGTCGGTGATCGGTTTTCTGACGCCCTTGAAGCCGCTGAATCTCGGCTTCGGTTGCATATCAGTCTTGGGAGGGGGCTTGAGGAGGTCTTCCGAGATTCCAAGTTTGGCTGCCAGGATCGGGCGCTCCTGCTCTCCAATATAGAGTGGCGACCTTTTGTTTAGGTACTGATGGATATAGGCGGGATTTCGCCCAATTTCGCGCGAAAGGCTTTTCATTTCTAGGCCGAGGTCTTTGATCCGCTCGCGAACCAACTCGCGCGCCCGCTCGGCTGCATCGCTCCCCATGGGCGCCGATCCTACGGATGAACGTTGCGATTCGCGCGGAGGATCATTCCTATCTTGACCGGTAGGAAGATTGCTATTATCCTCCGCTTTCATGTCCGAAACCCTCCAACCCCACCCGCTGCTCGCGAAGATCGAGCGGTTCCTGGCGGCCTCGAAAATGAGCGCCGCCCGGCTCGGGAAGGACGCTCTCAACGATCCGCGCTTCGTCTACCAGCTCCGCAAGGGGCGCGACCCCGGTTGGAAGACACAGCAGAAGATCGAGAACTTCATGCGCGCCAATGCGAAGCGCAGGGCCGCATGATCGGCGCTCTGAAAGCCGGTGTGGTGGATCGTTGGCCGCTGTGCTGGCGCTCGACCTTGGATGCGATGCGGCTGCGGCTGACGGCATCGCACACGGCGAGGGTGCAGGCGGAGGAGGCGCTGACATCGGCGCTCACCGAGCTGCACAAGGCGCGGCTCCTTATCGCCTCTCAAGCTGAACGCATCCGACGCTTCGAAGAGTGCGCGAAGTGGACGGGGAGCACGGCGGCATGACGCACCCCAAGACCATCGCGGCCATTCTTCGCCTCCACGGTGAAGGGAAGAGTGCGGAGGAGATTCGCATCCTGACCTTGGTTCCTCTCTCCACCATCAGGAGGGTTTGTAAGAGGAAGATTTTAGTTCGCTTCGCCTCACGCTGCTCCTCATCGCAACATCACCAGGGAGCGAGGACGTGAGCGAGTGGCGAGACATCAAGACGGCGCCGAAGGACGGGACGAAGTTCCTCGCGTGGACCGTGATTACGAAGGTCGAAGAGTTCGATGAGAACGACAACCTCGTTGCGCGCGACCTGATCATCCAGCAGCCGGTCATCGCTCAGAATTTCCTTGGGTTCGGCATCGTCGAGGTGCCGTTCCGGGACATCGTCCAGAACCGCAAGTTCACCCACTGGATGCCGCTCCCGAAGCCTCCCGCGACGGGCTCTGCTGATCACGGCAGCACGCCGAAGGATGACGGAGCCAACCCCGACAACGCGGCGTCCGAGGGGAGGGGGTAGATGGGCGACTACATCCAAACCGGCGCGGATATTTCGGCTTGCGGGAAATATCGCTATGCGCTCTGGCGCGAGTGGCGCGGCACGCACGATCCGAAGAACTGGAAATGGCAGGGCTTCAAGGATGGCGCGGGGCAGCAAGTCGGCGAGCCGAAGGCGTGCCTCTTCATCATGCTCAATCCGTCGACCGCTGACGGCGCGACCGACGATCCCACGATCCGCCGCTGCGTCGCGTTCGCGAAGGCATGGAAGTTCGAGCGCCTGGAGGTCGTCAACCTCTTCGCCTATCGCGCCACCAGCCCCAAGAATTTGCTCGCGCTCAATCACAGTGACGACCCGGTCGGCGACCGCAACCAGCATTGGGTTGAGCGTCTCGCCTACGAGGCCGGCTTGATCATCTGCGCCTGGGGCGCTCACGGTGGGCATCTCGGTCAAGATGAAACGCTGCTCGGCTGGCTCGGCGATAGGCCACGACACGCGCTCGGCTTCACCGCGAGCGGCAGGCCAAAGCATCCGCTCTATCTGAAAGCGGACACGCCGCTGGTGAGCATGCCGGCATGACACTCTCACCCCCCACCCCCATTAAGGCGTCTGACAAGTCGCTTGGCGATGGAGCCGAGCGGTTGCCAGCGATGATCGACCGCATCGCCTATCCCCACGATGCGAAGGCCGGGAGTGCGAGCATCAGCTACTCGCCTCCCGGTGCCTCCTCTGTTGTGGCCGAGCCCCACTGCAGCGGGTCCGGCCTCGTTCGCGCATTCGACTCTTTGGTTCTCTCCTCTCACGCCAATCAGCTTGAAGGAGGAGTGACCTAATGTCTTTTGGATCGAGAGATATCGCGCTTGACGCGGTACGCGGCCTGATCGCCGAGGAGCTGGGCCGGTTCGGCTCGCTCAAGGAGGCGGCGCGGTCGATCAAGGTAACGCCGCAGACCATCGCGAACATCCGTGACGGTGCGCCGCCGAGCGCTGCGGTGTTGGTCAGGGCGATATCGAGATTCGGACTGAAGATCCTGGAGCCGATCATCGGCCCGGCCGACCCTGCCTACCATCTGGCCAAGCTCGCCGAGATCGAACAGACGCTGAAGGACATCCGATATGGAATCCGATCTGCCGCCGGGACTGCACCTGAAGGCCGCAACGTTGAGGGGCGCGGGAAAGGCCCTCGGCTGGCTGATGGCGCATCTTGGCCGTTGGGTGGATCGGGGGGACCGGAAGGCGGCGGGATGGCGGGAGAAGGCCCGGCTGATCGTCCTGCGCTGGCGCTCGTCACGGCCCGCCGATCCCTCGACCTCCTCGCCGGAGGAACGTGCGCGCCGCTCCGGGAGCATCTGAGCCTCTGGAAAGCCCGTCCGTCACTTTCCCTTACCGAAGCCGTCGAGATTGCGAAGGCCGATCCGCTCCAGACCACAGGGGTGGCGTTCAAGGCTGACCACTGGACTCTTGCCCATGTCGCGTCGAAGAACGTCATGCACAGCAATCCCGCCTCCATGGTGGGGCGTGCCGTCGCACAGAGCGACGACCCGGCATACGGGCAAAGGCTGATCGGCGAGTTCGATCAGGCGGCGAATGACGACCAACCTCATCTTCTCGACAGTGCGGTTTCGCTGATCCGTGGCGACGGGGTGAAGACGGCTTCGGGCCGGATCATCCGTTGCGTGTTCAAGGATGGAAACAGGCCGGTCCTGATGTCGCGCTTCATTCGTTTCGAGGCCGCGGCATGAGCGTCCATATGGGGAGCCCGAGAATGCCTGACGTTCCTTACCCGCAGCGCGCGAGCCTTCGCCGGATCGCCGCGCATGGCGGGGTAATGCTCCAGCACAACATTGACTGGGACAGTCCGCGTTTCTCGCTCATGGACGGCGGCGGGTTCGTCGAGTCGACAACCATTCGCTCCGCCATCGCGAACGGGTGGCTCATCGCTCAGCATGATGGCCTGTTCGCCGAGACCTCGCAGACGTTCAGGGTTCGCGACGGCCTCGACCTCAGCAAAAAGCCACCGCGCGTTAAGAAGGGGCGGAAGAAGAAGGCGGAGGCCGTCGCTGCATGACGCCCCGCGACGTGTGCCCCAACACGATGACGCGCTGTGCGGCGCCGTGCGCAATCGACAACCAGTGCCGGAAGGTTGCTGGCGGAGCCGGCCCGGTATCAGAGGCCGCGCTGTCGAAGCAGCAGAAGTACCAGCTCGCGATGAACGAGAAGAGCGAGGCTGCGGCATGATGCGCCTTCGCGAATGGCTGTCGGCCCTCGTCTGCACTCCTGAGCAGGAGAAGGTCAGGGACGCCTCAATCGTTCTGGTCGATCAGATCAGAGCGAAGGGCGTGGTCCTCATGCTCTCCATGGATGCGTGGCGGTTCCGGGACACGGTGGAGATGGAATACCGCCGAGCCATGGTCGGCTCCGCTCCACTTCCTCTTCTCGCTCGCCATGCCGATCCGATCGCGCGCTACATCGCGCCCGGCTCCTTCCTGGGCTTCATCGGGACATATCCGAGCCTGCCGGCGCCGCTGGTCCTTACCTCAACCGGGGCGATGTATCCGCTCGGCACGATCCGCCGGCTGTTCGAGACACAACGGCTGTGGTGCGACAGGGACGAGGACCGGCAGTACCAGAACGTCGTCGTCGAAGGCAACGCGCCTGAGCTGGACGACCTCAAAACCTTTGTCCATTGCGGCACGACATGGGCTCGCCCTGACCGAGGCAACAACGGGCTTGGTCAGCTGATCTCCCGCCTCTGCGTCAAGGTTTGCTGGCTCCAGTGGGGCACGCCGATCTTTTCAACGGTGGTGGACGGGAAGGGCCTTGAGAAAACATTCAGCATCCCTCGCGTGATCGGCAAAGCCATCTGCGACGGGCTGGTGACGAACATCGGTTACTTCACGGAAGCGGATCACCTCGCGGACAGCGAGAAGGTTCTGAGCATGTCAACCACAGCAGCGTAACTCGTTCGCGGCCGGGTGGGCCGCTCAGGTCGTAGCAGGGCGCGGCGAGGTGGCCGCGTGAACATTGGGGAGTCGTCGGATGGAATGCCTCAAGGCAGTCGTTCAGCACATCCTCTTGGGGGCTGTCGTATTCGGTGCGCTTGGCGTCGCTGCGGTTGTCGGCGGCTACGTGGTGGTCACCGTGCATGATGCGACGGGCAGTCTCGCCTTTGTGGCGTTGACTGGCGCTGCCTACACCGGCGTGACGTTTGGCCTCTTCTACGGCATCGCCGACTGCATCGAAAAACGCAAGTCCTGACGAGATCCCCGGCCGAGCGGGGCACTGTCGCTCGGCACTCCTCCCTAGGGACAGTCCTCCCACTGTCCCAACCTTGGCCGGGGGCTTGTCCCCCGGTCCCTTCGCAAGGTCGCAGAACGGCAAATGTCCAAACTGACGTTCACGATTCCGGTTCCACCTTCGGCGAACAATCTGTTCGTCAACGTGCCGGGCCGTGGTCGCGCGAAGTCGCCCGAGTACCGGAAGTGGATCAACGAGGCCGGCTGGCTGGCGAAGACAGCGGTGGTCGGCAAGGGGACCGTCGAGCCGCCCTACATCGTGGCCTACGAAGTGCCGCGTGACCGGCGCCGCGATATCGGAAATTTCGAGAAAGCGGCTTCAGACCTATTGGTGAAGCTCCGCATCCTCACGGACGACAAGTTCATAGACGATCTGCACATCAAGCGTGCGGATCGCAGCGACATGCTCGTCACCATCGGATCGTTGTCATGAAGAAGCCGATGACCGACCGCCAGTACGCGATGCGCGCGCTGCGCAGGGCCAACCGAGAGCGACGGTTCCCCGAGAACACCTGTCCCGCCTCTCGTCACGTGCAGATGATCGGCGAGGCTCTTGCGAAACGTCGGCCCTATCCGATGCTTCAAGAGGAGCCGGAGCACGTCGCCGGGTCGCTCCTCTCCACTGTCGGTTCGCTCTACGCGGCGCGCACGGAAATTGACCGCCTGCGGGCGAAGCTCGGCTTGCCCAGTGCTGCCGACGAGAAGCTGGCGAAAGAGATGCCCAATCTCTTCGGCAAGACCAAGCCGAAGAAGGCGAGGCGGGCATGACCGACAACGGCCACACTCCCGCGACGGGCTCGGTAGCCACGGCAGCAGAACGGCGACTGCCGGAGCCACCTAAAGGGCTATCCGCATGAGAGACCAGGTAACCATGCGCAAGGCCGCGATAGAGGCTCGTCTTATTGCCGGCGGTATCGAGATCATCGCCGAGGCGGGAAGGGACGGAGGAGGGAAGAACGGAAGGCAGGGCTCTGCATCCGACCTCCACTACCCGATGGACCTCAATTCATTCATCGCCATGGTGGAGAGCCACGCAAAGCTCATCGGTGAGGCGGACAAGCGGGCGTTCAGCGCCTTCGTCAACCGGCTCGTGCTGCATAGGGCGGGGCTGTGATCACTGCATGTTCTGTTTCACGGGAAACACGATGCTGACGCGCCAGCAATCGCACCTTCTGGACTTCATCGGCCAGTACATGGTCGAGAACCGATGTGCGCCTTCCTATGACGAGATGAAGGATGCGCTCGGTCTCAAGTCCAGATCGGGCATCCATCGCTTGGTCCTCGGGCTTGAGGAGCGCGGATTCATCCGGCGCCGCCCATTCCAGGATCGGTCCATCGAGGTCCTGAGGGCCATCGAGGCGAAGCCCAACCTGCGCTCCGAGATCGATCGCATTCTGGACGAGACGGCCAACGCTCATCCCGAGGCTCGATCCGCAATCATCGGCGCCAAGGTCCGCATCCATGGCGCGCTGCTGGGTGAGGGGATGCAATGAGCCGGAGCTTCCTGCCAGTCGAAAAGGGCATTCCGATCCCGCCGCTTAAGCGGGGCGGGCGGCCTCGCGGCTCCAAGCAAGTCAACTTTCCTTGGCGCGAGATGGAAGTCGGCGACAGCTTTCTGATCCCGGGACGCACTCATCTGCATAACGCGACGCCACGCCGGAGCGCCGTCGCTGCTGGCAAGGCCGTAAAGGGCATCGAGGAGCGAAGCTACACCTCCAGGCTCATGCCTGAGGGTGTGCGCGTATGGAGGACGTCGTAATGCGGTCGGACAGCGACGCGCCGGAGGCAATGCCTATTGATGTGGCGCAGCTCGTCTCGGAGGCGGCCCATCTTGGCGCCGCGGAGATAGGGGCATACCTCTTGTTAGTCGCGGCGTGGTGGTGGCGCGGCACTCCACTCGACTACGACGATCGCGATTTTGCGCAAACAACCCGTCTTTTCTCGGTCCGGAAATGGCGCCGGATGCGTCCGCGTCTGGAGTCGATGTTCGATGTAACGGCCAAGGGCTGGACGCCCAGGCCAATGCAATGGATGCGCCACTGGCGCGGATCGAGGCGTCTTCTCCCGCGCGATTCCAGGGAGATGCCTGCTGACTGGCGGCAGATCAGGCAATCGGTATTCGAGCGTGACGACTTCACGTGCCGGTACTGCGGCGCTCGGGGCGGTAAGCTTGAGTGCGATCACGTCCTCCCGCGTAGCCGCGGCGGACGCGACGATCCCGACAACTTGGTCACCGCCTGCAAGCCGTGCAATCGCCGCAAGCGCACCCGGACGCCCGAGGAAATGGGCTGGAGCCTGCACTGATGATCGACAAGCGCGAGCCCTGGTCGAAATTTTACTGGGCCGATTGGCGAGCCAACAAAGAGCTACGCCTGTGCAGCCTGGCGGCGCGCGGCCTCTGGATGGAAATGCTCTGCCTCATGCACGAGGCGACGCCCTATGGCCATCTGCTGATCAACGGCAAAGCGCCGACACTTCCGCAGATCGCGGTACAGGTCGGGGCGCCCACAGGGCTCGTCAGGAAGGCGCTCGATGAGCTTGAGGGCGCCGGAGTAGCCACGATCAAAGATGGCGTCTGGATCAGCCGGCGCATGGTCCGTGACGCGCATCGCCGGGCGGTCAACCAAGCGAACGGAGCGAGCGGCGGCAACCCCCGCCTTTTGGATAAGGGGTCGGATAACCCCCCGCCGCCAAAACCGGATAACCCGACGGATAAGTCTCGCGACGCGCGCGACCGAGAGGCCAGAAGCCAGAGGCCAGATACCAGACCAAGAGATTTTAAAACCTCTGAATTGGATTCTCGGTCCCGACGCTCGGCTGCGCCTCGCGCTCGGCGGATCACGGACCTTGTCGGCATCGACTGGGCTCGCATCGTCCAGCGCATGCAAAGCCACGGCTTCGAGGTCAATCAGGCTTGGCAGATCGCTGCTCAGGTCGGCGAGCGTCAGGAGTTCGCGGAGCGGATGCAGGGGGCGATGCGGTCGGCTGAGAGGCGCGGAACGTCCGCCTTTGCCGATCTCGTGGCGATTGCGAGCGAAGTGCCGAAGGCGGCGTAACCAGAGAGGGGCCTGTGATGGCGACGAACGAAACACAATCCGCAGCGATCCTCGCGCATCTGAAGCGGGGGAAGACGATCACCTCGTTGGAGGCTTTGAGGCTGTACGGGTGTCTCAGGTTGAGCGGAAGGATCTACGACCTCCGAAAGGACAAGCACCCGATCGAGAAGACCATGGTGGAGGTGGAGTCCGGAAAGCGAGTGGCACGCTACCGGCTGCCAAGGAAGAGGAAGGCAGCGTGAGGTGGCTCGCTCCGCTCGCGGAGACCTTGGCAACCAACGGAGAGGGGCGATGAGGAGGAGATCGTTGCTTGCGTCGCTTCTGGGGTGCGCGGCGATAAGCCTTGCTCTGGTGGCGATACCGAGCGGCGCGTCTGCCCGGGCTGGAAGCCGAACCAGCAAGCGGTGCTGCGCGACGGGCGGTTGGTCTGATCGGCCTGGGCCTCGTCCGAGGAAGGTCTACGACGCTGCGGTCGGTCCCGCGCCCGAGCCCTGGTATCGACGCTGGCGATGGATGTGGGGAGGCTGAGATGAGCGACTGGAGCACGGAAGACTGCGCTGAGGTTATGCGGCGCACCATCGAAGGCCTCAATTCACCGGAGATCAGAGCGATGATTGCGGATCAGGAATCGAGCGAGATCAAGATGCGCCGCGCGATCATCGGCGCGATCAACCTGCTAAGCGGACACGCGCCCGACACGATCTTGGGCTCGCTGCCGGCTGGCGGCATCGAGTGTGAGCGCATGTGCGAGGTGCTGGTCGATCACCTGCGCGTCGCAATCGGCCTTGAGCCGAAGAGCTTCCGGGGCGCGATGAACGATGACGGAACGCCCGCGCCGCTTGCTGGCGATGAGTCTGCCGCCCACTGGCTTTCGGTGACTGACGCCGTGCGCGAGCCGATGACGATTACGATGCCCGCTGACAGTGCTCGGTGACGGTTGCTCTCAAGAACCCTCCACATAAGACCCATCGAAAGACCTCACCATGACATCCACCACCACAGCAGACATCAGGGTACAAGAGGCGAAGGAGAGGGCGCTTAGGGTGCTCGCTCGATGGGCGGCCGGGCTCGGCAAGGTCCACATGAACCCGGTCGACATTGTGAGCGCAAGCGACCTTCTGGCAGCAAACGACGCGATCAAGTTCGCCGAAGCCGAGCGTGCGGCTCTAGACAAGCCGAGGCTGCGCACGGCGGCGGAATGCTACGACACGGCATGGCGGAACGCGGTTCCCATTGTGAGTTCAATGGATGTGTTTTGCTCAGGGGTTCGCGCCCGCGACTCCGAATGGATGGAGAAGATCGAGAAGCTTGCCTCAAGGCATGCGGGGCCGCGACTAGGCGAAGACCCGCGCGACAGTGGGCTGGTCGTCAAAATGACCGATCTGCGCGCCCTTTACGAGAGCGCGAAGTGACGGAGAGCTGCGAAACCTGCAAATGGGCGAGGCCGTGGCCTCCGAAGGAAATCCTTCACGGTCCCTTCGAGGGTGTGGAATACCCGCGCGTCCAGTGTGTGCGCTTTCCGCAGGCTGTCGTGAACTCGACAATCTACTGGTGCGGCGAATACCTGGCCGAAACGGGGTCTCGCAAGGCTCGATGACAGACGTTCAGCCCCCCAAGACCGAAACCCTGACCATGCGAGACGGCTCTCAGGTCGAGATGCTGACCAACCTTGCTCTTGCTGAACACAACACGCTCAAGGCCTTGGACCAGGTGATGAAGAACCGTTCCCGACTCTGGGGCGCCCTGGACATCAACGACGCCATAGCCCTGCAGAACGCATATCGAGAACTCGAATACGCCCGCTTCCACGCATCGGGACAGAAGCTCCCAGAGGGACAACTGAGGCTGCCGTGAGGATCGACCATGCAACTAGCGACCGAGGTCTGGATGCCGAAGCGTAAGGGCAAGAAGGCGAAGCGCGAGGCCGTCAAGGTGTCCGACAGGGTGGGGCCTACGCCAGAGACCCTAGCGAAGCTTCAGCCGGACCCTCTGGTGATCATGCACACCGAGGGTCTGATCGACGACGCTGCACGGGACGGAGCCCTGGAGATCCGCAAGGTCTACATGGCCGTCGCCGGAAGCCTTCTGACCAAGGCGCGAGGCGAGGGTGGTCGGGCGGTGATGAATCCCGAGATTGCCTGGATACACGCCAACCGCTATCTCCCCTGGACGCAGGGATGGGGCCATAACGTCCTCTCCCGTTTGCTCGACATGGTGGTGGATGGCGAACCGCCGGGCTGGGGCCAGAAATTCGCTGACGGCACGATCGAGTTTGATCTTCCATCGAGGATGGTTGCCGAGGCTCTGCAGGCCTACGCGCGGATCAGGAAAGCGACGCCGCTGCCGCGAAACCTGGATTGGGTGGCGTGATGCCGCGCAATCGCCACTGCGCCGGATGCTCCAAGGATCTGGAGTGGGAGAGCGAGATCGGCGAAAGCGGCGTCTATTCCCCTCATCGGTCTTATGACCTGTGCATCAGGTGTTTCGATATCGAGTTCGCGCTCATCGGCATTCATGGCAACGATCTGCCTGAGGTGCTGGAGACATACCGACGAAATGTGGAAGCGAATGGTTGACGCCTAGCCCGATTGCTGGTATTGACTACCGCTCAGAATACGATTTCTGCGCCCGCCCGGAACCATCCGCGGCGGGTTTTTGCTTTGGGAGCCCCGCCCATGAAAGTCCGCGATGTCGACGGCCCGGCCGTCCTTGACTGGCCGTCCAAGCAATCCGTCCCCGTGGTTGCGGCGCCCGACTATCAGCGGCGCATGGGGTCGGCTCATGAGAGCACCGACAGCTTCTTCACCCATGATCGTGCCCGTCAGCTCGGCGCCGAGGATGTGAGTGCCGGCGCGAGCGGGTCCGGCTCTCCGGGCTACGGCTACCGTCGCAAGCTCGATTACGGGTACGAAGAGAACCGATAGCGCGGCATGGAAACGTTGTGTGGGGTGACCGGCCCCATCGCCCAGATCCCGATGCAGGACGGATCGGTTGAGGTTGTGCGCTATCTCCACGACGCCGACTTCCTCAGCCATGTCTGCGAGAAGTGTGGCCACACGGAATATCTCCAGATCCGCGAGAAGCTTCGGCCGCACATGTCGCGGCCATCCGAGCGCGAGTGAACCGATAGAGGGCTGCTACCCCGCAAGGGGCGTGGCTTGGGCGTATATGGCTGAGCGTAAACTAGGCCCGAATAGGGGGAATGCCGGCAAAGGGCGGCCCAAGGGCTCGGTCAACAAGATCACTGCCGACCTCAAGACCGCGATCCTCAACGCCTTCACCCAGGTTGGCGGCGAGGCGTACCTCAACACGGTGGCCCGGGAGAATCCCGCAGTCTTCTGCACGCTGCTCGGCAAGGTCTTGCCCACGCAGATCACTGGCGACCTGACCGTCACGCACGAGGACAAGCTGCGTGCCCTTCGATGAGTCCGAGGAGCTGGCCATCCGCCAGCGTCTCAAGGACGACTTCGTTCACTACGCCAGCAAATGCCTTCGCATCCGCACCAAGTCGGGGGCGATCGAGCCTCTAACGCTCAACTCGGCGCAACGGCTGATCCACGACAGGATCGAGGCGCAGCTCAAGGAGACCGGCAAGGTCCGGGCGATCATCCTCAAGGGGCGGCAACAGGGTTGCTCCACCTACGTTGAGGGCCGCTTCTACTGGAAGGTTTCTCACCGTTACGGCGTCAGGGCCTTCATCCTCACGCATGAGCAGGAGGCGACGGACAACCTGTTCGAGATGGCCGAGCGCTATCACGAGCACTGCCCGGATGTGGTCAAGCCCTCAACGGGCGCAGCGAATGCGAAAGAGCTTCACTTCGACAAGCTGGACTCGGGCTACAAGGTCGGCACGGCAGGGACCAAGGCCGTTGGGCGGTCGCAGACGATCCAGTTCTTCCACGGGTCCGAGGTCGCCTTCTGGCCCTTCGCCTCAACCCATGCGGCGGGAATCCTCCAAGCCATCCCCGATGAGCCGGGGACCGAAGCGATCCTGGAGAGCACGTCGGACGGTCCGGGGGATTTCTTCCACGGCCGTTGGCAGTCGGCGGTACGGGGCGAGGGCGGCTTCATCGCCATCTTCGTGCCCTGGTATCTCCAGACCGAATACAGCCATCCGGTCGACAAGGGGTTCGCGCAGGACAAGGACGAGGTTGAGTATTCGGCCCTCTGCGGTGGGCTGACGGACGGCCAGATCGCCTGGCGCCGCGCCAAGATTGCGGATCTTGGTGGTGGCGAGGAAGGCGAAGAGAGCTTCCGCCGGGAGTACCCGGCGACACCGGAAGAGGCCTTCGAGGCATCGAACAAGCGGAGCGTGATTCCCTCTCCCCTGGTGAGGGCGGCGATCAACCGCAAGGTCAAGCCGACGGGCCGCGTGGTCTGGGGCCTGGACGTTGCCCGCTTCGGTGGAGACCGCTGCGCCTTGGCCAAGCGCCAGGGCAATGCGCTGACCGAGAGGGTGGCGGCGTGGTCCGGCCTGGACACGATGCAGACCGCCGGTCGGGTTCATCAGGAGTATCTAGAGGCCGAGGACAAGCCCGAGGTGATCTTCGTCGATGTCATCGGCCTGGGGGCCGGTGTGGTCGACCGGCTCACCGAGCTGGGGCTGCCTGTGGTCGGGGTGAATGCGGCGGAAGGATCGTCCGCGAAGGAGACCTATCCGCGTCTCAGGGACGAGCTGTGGTTTGCCGCAAGGGAGTGGTTCGAGGCCAAGGACGTGTCGATCGTCCAGGACGAGCCGCTGATCGCCGAGCTTACCGCCCCCCGATACAGCTACACCTCGGGGCGGGAGCGAAAGAAGGTCGAGAGCAAGGACGAGATGGAGAAGCGGGGCCTGCGGTCACCTGACCTCGGGGACGCCTTCGTTCTGACCTTCGCTCAAGGCTCTGCCCGTAACGTGCAGCAGTCGTACACGCCGGAGACACGGTGGGATCACTAGAGGGGACGTATGCCTGATCCGCGCGTCGCGCTCGTCATTCCTGCCCGTAACAAAGCGAAACATATAGGCGAGGCGTTGAAGTCGGCCCTCGCGCAGACCTACCGGGGCCTGTCCATCGTCGTATCGGATCAGGGCTCGACCGACGGCACCATGGATGCCGTCAAGGAAATCCTGGTCGGCAAGCAGCACAAGCATCACGTCGTCGTCTACGACTGCCCCGACCGCACGGCCTACGGGCTGGCCGGGCTCAACGCGCATCTCCGGTGGATACACAGGCAGGTCGAGGCGGACATCTACCTCACGCTTGGGGCGGACGACCTGAACTTTCCCAATCGAGTCGAGCGGGTGGTCGAGGCCTTCCGCATATCCGGCGCCTCCTATGTCGGGACGCACTGCCTGTTCACCACGCCTGACAATCCGATGCCGGGCCCAGGGGAGATGGTGCAGCAGACGATATGGCCCAAGGAGACGGGCTTCGTCGATCCGTCCCGGGTGATCTCCGATCGGGTCGGGGGATCGTGCTCTTGCGCATGGAAGCGTGAACTGTTCGAAGAGTTTCCGCTCATCGACGACGTGATCCCCGATGTGTGGCTGCCTTACTTCGCCACGTGCCGGGACGGGCTGTTCGTCATCGCCGAGCCTTTGGCCTGCCACGTCAAGCATGTGGATGCCGGCAATGCGGGGCTGGAAGGGCAGTTGAGGGCGGCGAGCACGGCCCTGGAGAAGCAGATCCTGGAGGAGCGGATCTGGTGCGACATCAGCCGCACGCTGGCGCGCATGTTCCATCGTGCATCGCAGATGGATGAGAAGACCTGGCCGCAGAAGGCGCGGGAAGGGCTCTACAGCGGGCTGATCGAGCACGCCCTCGGATGGGCGCAGGCCCGGCACAAGCTCGACGAGATGAAGCGGGAAGAAAGGGTGGCTGCGTGATCCTCGCCGGACAGACGAAGGGTTGGAGATTGGCCGTCCAGATGGCGCTGACACTCGCCTTCTTCGGGCTATCGGCTTGGCAGATGAGCCTAGTCGATGGCGTGCCTTACTGGATCGCGGCCTTTGCTCTTGTTGGCATGGGCGCAGCCTGTGGTCTCGGACCGCTCTTGCTTCTTGAGGGGTTTCGGCGCGCACGAGACAACTTCGTCGCGTGGCGGCTGCGCCCCTACATCAAGAGGGCCAGATGACCGTCCATCGCCCCATCACCCACTGCGTTCTCTGCCGCTCCACCGATCTGGATCTTGCCGTGCCGATGAAGCCCATGCCGGCGACATCGCCTAACCTCAAGTCCGACGTGTTCGAGATGGTCCCGCTCAACCTCATGCTCTGCAAGGAATGCGGGCACGTCCAGACCAGCCACATGCTGGACCCCGAGTTCAACTACGGCACCTATGTCTATCGGACCTCATCCTCCCCCGGTCTGGTCGACCACTTCCGCGAGCTGGCCCGGACGCTGATCGATCGGCACGACCTGAAGACCGGGGATCTGGTTGTCGAGGTGGGCAGCAACGATGGCTCTCTGCTGCACTGCTTCAAGGAAAAGGGATTGCGGGTTCTGGGTGTGGACCCCGCGACAAAGATCGCACGGGAAGCGACGGCCTCGGGCATTCCGACGCTCTCAAGCTTCTTCGGGGCGGGAATTGCCCGGGAGATCCTGGCGACCGAAGGCCCGGCCGATCTGATCATCGCCAACAACGTGCTGGCGAACCTTGAGGATCTGAGCGTCTTCACCGAGGGGGTCGAAACCCTGCTGAGCACCGACGGCGCCCTGGTCTTCGAAACGCAATACGGCCCGGACGTGTTCGAGAAGATGCTGCTGGATACGATCTATCCGGAGCATGTGAGCTATTTCGCGATCAATCCTCTCGGCGCGCACTTCGCCCAGCGCGCGATGGGGCTTAGTCGTACTGACCGCGTCGATACCAAGGGCGGCTCAATCCGTGTCTCTATCGGTCGCGGGCGGGCGTTCCAGCATTCGCCACATGAAAGTCGGACGGTGAATGTCCAGGCCGCGCTCTCAGGCTTCGCCGAGCGCATCGAAAACCTCCGCGCCGCCGTCCATCGCCTGATCGACCGCGAGGGCAAGACCATCGCCGGCTACGGCGCCTCCGTCGGCACGGTAGCCCTCCTGCATCAGCTCGGCCTTCAGCACCGCATCCATTGCCTCTACGACGACAACACCGCCGACAAGCCCCCCTTCCTCAAGGGCCCTGGCTACGAGATCCCTATCCACCCGGGCGACAGGCTGGAGAAGGACAAGCCAAGCGCCGTCCTGGTCTTCGCCTGGCGCTACGCTTCCATGATCGCCGACAAGCATCCGACCACGCGGTTCATCGTGCCTCTTCCAACGGTTCACGAGCATGTCAGGCGGAGGGCGGCGTGATCCCCGCAGGGTTCCGCGCCGCTTTCACCGCATACCGTCAGAACCGAAACGACCTCTCGCCTGCACAGGCTGCGACCCTCGCCAGTCAATTCAGCGACGCGGACTGGACGTACATCGATGCCGAGCATGGCCGGTGGCAATCGGTCAGCGACCGCTCCTCCATCGCCAAGGACTCGCTCAGGATCGTCGAGGCGCTTAAACCTTACCGCCCCGCCGCGCCGGTTGTGGCCCCCGAAGTCGAGCCCGATCCGTCGGCCGTGGTCGACGACCTGGTTACCGAGGCCGAGGCGGCGACGACTCTCTCCGAGGCTTTGCCGCCGCTCGGCTCTGCCGTCCGACTGATCGACGGGCGCGTGAAGGCATTGGAGGAACGATGAACGACCTTCCCATTGTCTACCGCGTCTTCGACCGCACCAAGCGCGGCACGCCGCCTCCGGGCGACATGAAGTCGCTGGTCGTCCAGGCCGATCCGAAATGGGCCAAGGATTCGGTCCAGCCGATCACCTACGTGTTTTCGAACAAGCGCGGCTTCTCGACCACGCAGCAGCCGGGACAGCCCTACTCGTGGCTATGAGCCCGACACGAACGAAGGCCAAGCGGCTTCTGGCGCAGGCCATGGCCGACAGCGGCCTCACCCCGGCGGGTTTGGCGCGCAAGGCCGGCGTGGCGCCGATCATCGTCACGCGCGCCCTCGATGAGGCGCACGGATCGTCCTACGACTCCCTGGAGCGGCTGGCCCGCGCGATGGGAAAGACGCTCGCCCTCGAAGTGGTGGACCCGTGACCTACGAGGAGATGCTGGAACGCATGACGGCAGGCCAGAAAGAGAGGATCCGGGTGGAGACCGAACGGTTCCAGACCGAATACCGGCGGGAGCGGCAGATGTCGCCGATCGCCTGGGATTGGGGACACGACGCCACGGTGATGCCCGGAACGCATGTGCCGACCACGACCTGCGGGATACAGCGATGAGCGGGAGGATCGGGCGGCAGGTCAACGGCGGTGACTGGGACCGCGGCGTCAAGTACGCGCCCAAAGCCGATATGCGGCTGGCGCGTCAGGTGCGGGCCTTGTTCCCGATGGCCATCTTCGATTTCGGCGGCATGCCGTGCCGGCTTCAGTATGTTGCTTGGTACTTCAAAACTCTAGACGGTCGCGAATACGGCAACGCCTTCGACGTTCGAGTTGGCGAGAAGCTTCGCAAGCGCGGCGCCCCGGCCATTGCGTGGGTGCTGGGCAAGGACCTCGAAGAGACGGCGCGGAAGCTCTACGCATGAGCGAAGAAGTCGCGCTCTACGACGCGCACACCCTGAACGACATCACCTTCGCCTCGGAAATCTCCCGCATCCTGTCGCGTGAATATCCGGGCCATAAGTTCTACGTCCACGTCAACTCGGCGCCGACCGTCGGCATGGTCATCATCCAGCATTGGATGCTGTCGGAGCAGTGCGGCTACTACCTCAAACTCACCGACCTCTACTCGCACAACGATGTTCGCCGCGCCGCGATCAAGGCGGGGGGCGAGATCCTGGAGCGCTTCTTCGTCAAGCGCGGGAAGGCGGACATGGACCAGCTCCGCACCCTCGAACTCAAGTCGCGCTTCCACTAGATGTCGATCGTCAATGCCTCGTCCGAAGCAATGCTGGAGAACGGGCTCGGAGGAGACATTCCGCCGGCCAACGGACCGGCCGGCGACACGCCGCCGACCGACGAGGATTTCCTCAAGCAGGCCCAGAACGCCTATCGCGAGTCGACCGACTTCCTGACGGGCTTCGTGCAGAAGCATTGGGCTCGGGATATCGACCACTTCCAGTCCAAGCACGCCTCCGGCTCGCGTTATCTCGCGGACGAATACAGGTCGCGCTCGCGGCTGTTCCGGCCGAAGACCCGCTCGATGGTGCGCCGGTCCGAAGCCGACTGCGCCCGCGCCTTTTTCTCGACCCAGGACGTGGTCAATGTCGCGCCGGTCGACGACAGCGTGGAGAAGGAAAGGGCGGGGGCGGAGATCACCGGGGCGATCCTGCAATATCGCCTGACCAAGAAGATTCCGTGGTTCCGCATCGTCCAGGGGCAGTATCAGACCGCCAATGTCATGGGGGTCTGCTGCTCCAAGCAATACTGGGCTTTCGAGGAGAAGGTCACCAAGACCGGCCGTTGGGTGCCCGTGCTCGATCCTTACACGGGAGAACAGCGCCTCGACGACGTGACCGGCGCCCCGGCGATGATGGAGGAGGAGACAAGGAAGATCGTCCGCGACGATCTGGTCATCCAGCCCATCCCGCCGGAGAACATGCGCATTCATCCGGGCGCGGACTGGCTCAACCCGATCCAGCTTTCGCCCTATCTGATCTATCGCTTTCCGATGTACGTGGCGCAGGTCCGGGAGAGATCCAAGCTCAAGGACCCCAAGACCGGCCAGCCGACATGGCGTGAAGTCTCGCCCCAGGCCGTTGCCGGGGCGCTCGTCGATGAGACCTTGGGTCTGAGAGAGAAGCGCGAGGGCGGACAGGATCGGTTCTCTGACCAGGCGGCGGCATCGCCCTCGGATAATGAGATGGCGCTGGTCTGGGTGCATGAGAACATCATCCGCCGCGACGGCGAGGACTGGCAGTTCTACACCCTTGGAACGCAGCAGATCCTTTCCGATCCTCGTCCGCTGAAGGAGGTCTACTTCCTCGACGAGCGGCCCTTCACCTGGGGCGTGGGGCAGATCGAGGCGTTCCGGCTCTTCCCAGAATCCAAGGTGGGCCTCGTCTTCGACCTTCAGGTTCGTGCGAACCACCTGGAGAATTTGCGGCTCGACAACGTGTTCCAGGCGCTCGAACCGAAGGTGCTGGTCAAGAGCGCAAGCAATATCGATCTCAGGGCCCTTACCAGCTCGCGGGTCGGCGGCGTCGTCCAGGTTCCCGGCAATCCCAATGATGTGGTGAGCTTCGTCCGCCCGCCCGATGTCACGGCGTCGTCCTATCAAGAGCAGAACATGCTCAACCTGGACTTCGACGACCTGGCGGGCCAGTTCTCCGGGTCGTCGGTGCAGTCGAACCGGGACTTGAACGAGACCGTCGGCGGCATGAACCTCCTTGCGGGAGGCGCCAATACCCTCGGCGAGTACGACCTTCGCATCTTCGCCGAGACCTGGGTCGAGCCCACGCTTACACAGGCCGTCAAGCTCGTGCAGCGCTACGAGACGGATTTGACCGTCATCGCCCTGGCGGGAAAGCAGGCACAGACCTGGCAGCGCTACAACATCGATCCGATGACCGACGATCTTCTCTCGGCCGAGCTGACGACGACTGTCAATGTCGGCATCGGTGCGACCAATCCGGAGCAGAGGCTGGGCCGGTTCATGGGGGCTCTCGGATCGGTGCTCAAGATTGGCGAGCCCCTGGTGAAGGTTTATGGGCCGCAGGTCGTCGAGTCCCCTGGCTTCGAGGCAATCACCAAGGAAGTGTTCGGCCTTGCCGGATACAAGGACGGCAAGCGCTTCCTCGACTTCAAGCTCCAGGAATCCGGCCTTCCGCCCGAGGTCCAGCAGCAGATGCAGGCGATGCAGGAGCAGATCGCCCAGCTCGAGCAGAAGCTCGCGAGCAACCAGGAGAAGATCCAGGGCGAGATCGCCAAGACCGAGATTCAAGAAGCCGGCGAGACCGAGCGCACGGGCATGGAGATCGCCAGCCGCGAGCGCATCAGCGCGCAGGACCGGGCGGCACAGGTCCGCCAGCACCTCGGAGGGTTGATCGCCGAGTTCAACCAGCCGGAGAGGGCGGCGGCTTGAGCGAAGAATATTCCGAGGAGCAGAGGAGGCTTCTCGCCGATGTCCGCCTTGCCGTCGAGCTCCGGGGCGCAAGGCAGACGGTCCTTTACCAGTGGCTGGTCGAGACCGCCCGGCTCGCCGCGCTCGCGGCGACTGAGGAGCTGGTCAAGGCCGACCCCACGAACGCGGGGCTGATCGCCAGGCTGCAGGGCGAAGTGAAGCGCTTCTACGACATCGAAACCTGGATGAACGGAACCATCCAGAGAGGCGAGCTTGCCGAGCAGGCGTTCAATGCCTCGCAAGGCATCGAAGAATCCGCCGGCTAGACACCGGCTGACCGCAGCTCCGTGAGGAGCCGCATCCCTTTGAAGGAGTCTCATTCGTGACCACGCATCCCCCCGGTGCCACCCCAACGGGCGTGCCGGCTCCGTCGCTTGCTTCCATGATCGAAGTGCCGAAGGTCGCCGAGGTCGAACTCGGCAATCGTCCGCCTGCTTCTTCCCCCGACGCACGCGATGCGATCGAGGACGAGGCGGCAAAGAAGATCGCCGAGGCACGGAAGGCCGAGTTCGGCCATATCGCGGTTCCGGTTCCCGACGGCGTGCCCGAGGAGCCGGCGGAGCCTGCACCCGAGCCTGTCGCGGATGAGCCCGCGCCGGCCGAGCCCGTCGCTCCGGTCGCGCCTCCGGCCCCGCAGACCATCCGCATCATGGTCAACGGCCAGCCGCAGGACATCCCGGCCGATGCGAAGATGGTCATCAAGATCGAGGGCCAGGAGCGCGAGGTCACGGTCGCGGAAGGCATCCGCATCAATCAGCTCGAAGGCGCGGCAAGGAAGCGCCTCGAAGAAGCAACCGCCCGGAGAGCGGAAGCAGAGCGCGTCCTTGAGCAAGCCGGCCGCCAGACGCCTCCGGCAGCTCCGGCCGCACCCGCGTCGCCTCCGACGCCACAGGCGCCGAGCATCGACGATGTCGTGGATCAGGCAGCCAAGGCGGTTCTTCACGGCTCCGAGGACGAGATCAAGGCGGTCCTCCGCAAGATCCTGACGCCGGCTCCGGCGCAGCCCGTCCAGACGCTCACGGCCGAGCAGATCCAGCAGATCGCACAATCGACCTACCGCCAGGAGCACCAGCAGCAGCGCCTTGAGGAGACCTTCGGCGAGATCGCCGCCAAGCATCAGGCGGTGTTTGCCGATGAACGCCTGGGTGCCGCCGTCGCGGCGCAGTCCTCGCGCATGATGAGGGAAGACCTGATCGAGGCGGGTGCCGATCCCGTCCGCGTCAATGCCATGCCGCAGGAGCAGATCGCCGGCTGGCACGCCAAGTTCCGCAACGCCGTGGATTTCCGTGGCCGTTCACTCGAAACCATTTTCCGTACCGCCGCCGAAGACGTGGAGAACACCTTCGTGCGGCCGAAAGAATCCCCGGTCACCCCGACTACCCCGCCGGCTACCCAACAGAGGTTGGATGCCAAGCGCGGGGCGCCGCCGGTGCCGGCAGCCGCGACCGCCCGTCCGACCCCGAAAGTGGCCACCCGTAAAACGGCGTCACAGATCGTGGCCGAGGACCAGCGCGAGCGCGCTTACCCCCGCTGATCCCATCAACGCGCGCTCTCAAGCGCGCCATCCTTACGAGGTAACTCCCATGGCTGGACAGCTTTGGGGCACGAACACCCTCGGCGGCTTCATGTACGCGGACGAGTTGTCCGATGTCATGCGCACCGAGGTTCGCGCCTCCGCCAAATTCCGCCCCCTGTGCGACGCGCAGGACTTCTCCGACAAGGGCCTCAACAACGGCCAGCTCGTCACCTGGAACGTCTACTCGAAGCTCCAGCAGTCGGGCACCACCCTCTCCGAGGGTACGGCCATCCCGCAGTCGAACTTCCTGGTCAAGCAGGGCACGGCGACCATCACCGAATGGGGCATCGCCGTTCCGTTCACCTCCCTGGTGGATCTCTACTCCCGCCAGTCGGTGACCGCCGTCACCCGCAACATCCTCGCGCGTGACGCTCGCGAAGCCCTGGACCGCGGCGCACAGGCGCAGTTCAACAACTGCCTTCTGCGCTACGTCGGCACCGGCACCGCGCATGCGGGCGTGCTCACCACCAACGGTACGGCGACGGCGACCAACGCCTCCGCGCTCAACAAGTACCACTGGCGGGCGATCGTCAACACCATGAAGGAGCGCAACATCCCAGGTTTCGCCGCGGATGATTACGCCGTCATCGGCCGCCCGACCACTTTCGAGCCCATCCGCGAACAGCTCGAAGGCGTCTACCAGTACACCGAGTCGGGCTACCAGAAGATCCTCAAGGGCGAGATCGGCCGCTACGACACCTGCCGCGCCATCGAGCAGACGAATATCCTCAAGGGCGTCAACAACTCGGGCACGGCTTGGTCGTCTGGCCATTCCGACTGGGCGTACTTCATGGGCGCCGATACGGCGGCCGAGATCATCGCCGTTCCTCCGGAGATCCGCGGCAAGATCCCCGGCGATTACGGCCGCGACCTCGGTGTTGCGTGGTACGCGCTCGAAGGTTTCGGGATCATGTATTCCGCGACCAACGACAGCGGCGCCACGAACAGTCGGATAATTAAATGGGACTCCGCCGCGTAGTCACGCGGCGACTTCCTTCCTCGTCAACCTGAGCCGGCCCGCCAGAGCGCGGGCCGCTCTCGTTTCAGGAGCAGCCTATGCCCATCAACTTCGACTACATGCACCCGCATTACAATGCGCGGCGCTTCCACTCGGTCGACACCGGGACGGCTGTCTCCGGTACGGTCGCCCGCTTCGTCGCCCAGTTTCCGATCACCTTCACCGGGGCCTCCTATCGCGTGGTCACGGCGGGTACGGGAACGGCGGTGAACACCTACATCGTCAATGCCGGCGGTTCCGCGGTCGGCACGATCTCCCTCGGCACCACGGTCGGCACCTCCACCGGGACCTTCGCGGTCGCGGCGAGCGTCGCCATCGCCAAGGGCGGGGAGATCTACACCGTCCGCGGCGCCGATGCGGTCGGGAACATCAACGTCGCCTACGAGTACTACCCGACGCCCTTCGGCGATGTCACGGCCTAGCCCCGGAAAGAAGGAGTAAGGCCTATGCCAGTTCAGTCCTTCAACTACATGCAGCCGAGCTATCTGGCTCGGCATTCGGCGACGTACCAGACGCCGGCAACGGCTTCTGTGATGAGTTGCCGGATGGTCAATCCCTTCGCGATCACGGTTACCCAGGCGACGTATCGCATCGTCGTCGCGGGCACCGAGACCGCGAATACCCTGACCGTCACGGTCGGCACCACGGCGCTCGGCACGGTCGATCTCGCGACCACGGCCGGGACCACCTTCGGCACCTTCTCGCAGTCGGCGCCGATCGCGTTGCCCGCAGGCTCGCAGACCTTCGCGACCAAGGGCACGGATGCCACCTCGGTGATCGCCGTCAACTACGAGTACTTCCCCACCTACACCGGCAGCTTCGCCGGCTAATCAGGAGAGAACGATGAGCATCCTTCGCCACGGCGACAAGCCGTCGACCAAGGTCGTCAATAACGACACGGGCGTCTCGACCGAGCCGAGCAACGATCTGGCCGCGCCCGACAAGCAGAGCGCCCCCTATGCCGGCATCGCCGACAGCTTCAACTACGGCGGCGCCGTCGGCCACCAAGGGAAGAAGTAATGGCCCCTCGCATGATCGACTTCTCCCGGTCCTACGGGCTGATGTGCCCGCCAGGTCCCGGGGGAGCCTTCGTGCAGGACAACATCTGCTTCGATGCCAACGGCCGGGAGGTCACCCCTCCCGCGCCCGCGGCGCCGGCCGATGTGCCTGCCGCGATTTCTCCGGTCGAGCCGACGCTGCGCCGCGTTGGCCGCCCGCCCAAGGCGAGGTAGCGCGTGGTCTGGAACATCAAGATCGACTCGACCGGCCAGGAGCTGGCCAAGATCTATCCGCTGGTCGTCCCCTATACGAGAGGGAAGGGGATCGACATCGGTTCGGGCCAGGCTCGGTGGTTCGGCCACTGGATGACGCTCGACTCCGGCAAGGATTACGGCGGCAAGAGGGTCGCCGACTATCACATGGATGGCGGCGGCCCCTTGACCGGGATCGCCGATGCCTCCCAGGATTTCGTCATCTCCTCGCACTTCATCGAGCATGTGAAGGAGTGGCCCAAGGCCATCGCCGAGTGGTGGCGCATCGTCAAGCCCGGCGGCTTCCTCACGCTCTACTGGCCGCATCCCGATCTCTATCCAAGGGTCGGGCAGCCGGGAGCCAACCCGGACCACAAGGCCGATATCTGGCCGCATGAGATGGTGCAGGTCTTCCGCCGTCTCGGGGGCTGGGACCTGCTGGAGAACGAGACGCGCAACGGCGGCGAGGAATACTCGCAATTCCAAGTCTGGCGGAAGAGGGACGACTTCCAGCAGAACGTCAAGCCGTGGGCGAAGAGGGAGAAATCCTGCCTGCTGATCCGCTATGGCGCCTTCGGCGACCTGATCCAGGCATCGTCGGTCGCCGCCGGGCTCAAGGCCGAGGGCTGGCACGTCACGCTGAACACCACGCCCAGAGGGATGAGCGTGGTCCAGAACGATCCGAACATCGATGCCTTCATCATCCAGGACGAGGGACAGGTCCCGAACGAAGCCCTCGGCCCCTATTGGGACGAGATGGGCAAGCGCTACGACCGCACCGTCAATCTGTGCGAGGGCGTGGAGGCGACGCTGCTCACGCTTCCCGGCTCGCTGCACGACAAGCATACCGACGAGGTGAGGCGGAAGCTCTACGACAAGAACTATCTCGAACGTCAGCACGACATCGCCGGCCTCCCGCATGTCTTCAAGCCCGCCTTCTACCCGACCGAGGAAGAGGAGAAGCGGGTGGAAGGAATCCTGAAAGGGTTGTCGGGTCCGGTGATCCTCTGGATCGTCGGCGGCTCGGCCCCGCACAAGATCTGGCCGCACACCCCGCCCGCGATCGTCCGTCTGCTCTACAAACACCCGACGGCGACGGTGATCCTGGCGGGAGAGGAAAAGCACAAGGATCTGGAGGTGCAGGTCCAGGACTCGGCCAAGCTGTTCTTCGGCGATGCGCAACGGATCGTCCGGACCTGCGGGGAGTGGCCGATCCGCGGAACCATGGCGCTGGCGCGAAAGGTCGACCTCGTCGTCGGCCCCGAGACCGGCGTCCTCAACTCGGTCAGCCATCTCGACATCCCGAAGGTCGTCTTCCTCTCGCATTCGAGCGAAGAGAATCTGACGAAGCACTGGCCGAGGACCAAAGCCCTCACGCCTGTTGCGGGCTCGACGGCCTGCTATCCCTGCCACCGTCTTCACTACGACTGGTCGCGCTGCAACCAGGACAAGGTGACCGGGGCGGCTCTATGCCAGGCCAACATCACCGTCGAGGATACGGTGGAGGCGATCCTGGCTCTGCTGCCGGCGGAGGTCGCTCGCGACTTCGCGGATGCGGCGGCCCATCTTATCGAAGATGGCCACTCGATCACCATCACCGCTGGCGACCAGAAGCTCGTCGAGATGCAGGCCGCTGCGGAGTAGCCCATGGCGATGACCTACTCGGCGCTGGTCAACGAGAAGGGAAGCAGCGGGTCGCTCAAATCGTTCGTCAACAACTCGTCGATCGATCCCGACACGATCCTCGACGACGCGCAGCCCTATCTCAATTCCAGGCTGCGCGCCCGCGAGATGCTGTCCACCCATGTCGGCACCGCGACCACCGGGCAGAGCGAGATCCCGCTTCCTGCCGGCTTCCGGGCGGCGTCCAAGTTCGAGTTCACGGCGCCGACGGCGCAGATCATCGTGCCCAAGACCGTGGAGGAGATGGAGCAGGCGCGGTTCTATTCGGGGACGACGGGACTCCTGGGGACCGCCTTCCCGGCGATCTGGGCGGCGGTCGGGACCAATGCGGCGTTTCCGTCCTGCCTCGACGGCACCTACGCCTACCGCTTCGTCTTCTACAAGGACATGCCGACCCTGGGGACGGCGACGGAAACGACCTGGCTCACCCAGAAGAACCCGCGCCTGATCCGCGCGATCTGCGCCAGCTACGCCTATGAGTGGCTGCGCAACTCGCCGCAGCAGGAATATTGGCAGGCGATCGCCGATGCCGAGATCGATAGCGTCAATGCCGAGAGCAATTCCGAGCTGATCGGCCTCGATCTCGGCATGTCCTCGGGCTGATGGCGCGTCTCCCGGCCGCACCCAGAAATGCGGCGCAGGTCATTCCTTGGGCGCAAGAGCTGACGGGCAATGTCGAGCGCACGCTGACCGAGCTGGAGACCAACAAGTTTTCCTTCCCGCCCGGGATTCCTCACTTCGCCAACCGCTCCTTCGCCGTGATCACCGGGACGGGGACGGGGACATCGCAGGCGACGGCGACGCCGATCTCGGCCGACCTCGCCGAGCTGACAACGGGCACGGTCGGGACCGGCGCGTTTCTGCTTCCGGGGGCAAGGCCCGGACGACAGGTATTCGTCGCGATGACCGGGACGGCGGCGGCTTCGGTATGGCCGCAGACCGGGGCCCGGATCGGCACGGCCGGCACCAATGCGAGCGTCACGCTCGGCGTCGGGACCTCGGCCCTTCTCTCCTGCATCACCGCCCAGCAATGGCAGATCCTGCGAGGCTCCTGATGTTCGACTCCCCGCAGCGCCGACCGATCTATGCGACGGCTGGCGAACAGGTGACGTGCGAGCACGGCCATGTCATCTGCGACTTCCGCAGGGACGGGCTTTGCGGGGAACCTTTCGATCCGTCGCGTCTGCTCGGCAACTGGCGCCAGCCGGAACCCGCTTCGGGCGATGCGAATGTCGTTTGTGCGATCTGCCAGACGCCTTTCTACGACGGCCTCGCGCTTCATTTTGCCGACGGCTACCGCTACGCCGATCCGGCTTTCTCGGGCTCTCCGGGACGGTCCGGTGACATTCGGCCGGGCCTCGGCGCGCGCTTCAACCACGGGAGCGTCTGATGGCCGATACGGCAACGACGCGAAACCGCTTCCGCAAGCAGAGCCTCGGGTCGAACCTCAATGTCTGGGGCGATCCCTACCTCAACACCAATTTCGATCTGATCGACGACGCGCTCGACGGTCAGGTCACGATCACCCTGACCTCCGGCACGACGACGCTGACCTCGGTCAACTACGCGGCCGATGAATCCCGGATGCGGATGCTGATCCTGGCCGGAACCCTCTCGGGCAACTGCACGATCATCATTCCGTCGGTTCAGAAGTGGTATCTGGTCCCGAACGGCGCGACGATGGGCGCCTTCACCATCACGATCAAGACCTCGGGCGGTGTCGGGGCCTCCATTCCTTCGGGCGGGTCTTACATCGTCTCCTGCGACGGCACGGATACTTCGATCCGCCGCACGCTGGATTTCGGGTCGAACGAGCTGAAGAACGTCGGCAGCGCCACGGCTTCAACATCTGCGGCGAATTTCGCCCAGGTCGTCACCGCGACGGAAAACCGCTCGATGGGCGGCTTCAGGCTGACGAGTGTCGGGACCGGTACGGCGAATGCCGATGCGGTGAACAAGTCCCAAATGGATGCGGCGATTGCCGCGGCGGCTCTGCCCGCCTCTGCCGGCGCCGTGCTGGTGAGCCTCACCGACGCGACGCCCGGATACATCAGCACCAAGATCGCGCTCGGATCGTCGAGCGTCCTCGGTACGCGCGCCAATCCCGGGGCAAACGAGATCCTCGTCCTCCCGGCTTTCGTCGCGGCGACGAGCACGAGCGCGGGGACCGCGGGTGTCGTCCCGGCCCCGCAAGCGGGCGACGACACCAAGTTTCTCTCCGGCGCCGGAACCTTCGCCGCCGCGTCCTCGGTCCTCGAGGTCCAGGTTTTCTCCTGAGGTAGCCATGCCATTCACGAAAGAGTTTCTGACCCACGGCACCGGTGGGCAGCCCATCCCCGTTGCGGGAACGGCGGGCACCGCCGCGACGGCCCTGCACACGGCCGGCACGGGAACCGCCACAAAAGACGAGGTGTGGCTCTACGCGGCCAACCCCGGCACGGCGGCATCTGTGCTGACCGTGCAGTTCGGCGGGACCGGCGCGAACTTCCAGAACACCGTGACGATCACGAACAACGCCGGAGCATACGAGATCATCCCGGGCTGGCCGATCGCCAATCAAGGCGTGGTCTCGGCCTTCTCGACCTCGGCGGTGAAGCCGCTGATCTACGGCTTCGTCAACCGGATCACGCCGTAATGGCGACCTCGATCTGGATGCCCTTCCACGGGCTTCGCCTCTCGCATCGCGAGAACGTCACCGTCGCGTGCAAGCCGATGCGGCTGCGCTTCGACTCTCACAATCTGGCGCGAGACGGAGAGTGTCCGCCAGTGATCTGGTCCGACCTTCACCTCCGCTGGCTTCGTGACTTCTTCAAGGATGGATGGGAGATCGCGGTCAAAGCCCCGCTCAAGGAGATGATGGAGAAGGGCGCCTTGCTGATGGCGCTCAACGGCAATGCGGGAAGAGGACGAGGACTGGCCGGCGCGGGGGGGCGCATGGCGGGGCCGGTCACCGGCAACTTCTTTGCCTATGACAACGACATCGCCTCGCCGTTCTACGTCATCACTTCCTTCACGACCGCCGGAGCGAAGCCGGCACATACAATTCCGGATAACTATCGATTTGGTGAGGTCGCCGCATCGGGAGCCGGCGGAGGAGCCGCCAACGACGGTGGGAACGACGGCGGCGGCGGCGGCGGTGGAGCCGGCGGATACACGCCTTTTCTTCTGCGGCCTTCCGGCAACGGGGAATTCGTTTTCACGATCGGCGCTGGGGGAGCCGCAGGCGCTCCGGGCTCTAGTGGCGGCGATACGACGATCACTGGGACACTTCTGGGCGCAACGACGCTGACGGCTGGCGGTGGAGCGGGCGGCGCAGCGGGCGCTCCCGGAACCGGTGGTGCCGGCGGCACGGCGTCCAATTTCCTGAGCAACAATTCCGGCGGCGCTGGCGGCAATGGCGGTGCAAGCGGTGGCGGAGGAGGTGGGGGCGGGGCTGGCGGCCCGACTGGTGCTGGCGGAGCAGGCGGGGCCGGCGGCGCAGTCGGAAACGATGGGACAAATACGGGCGGCGGCGGCGGTGGTGGAGGAACATCAGGCCGAAGCGGCGCGGGTGGCGGCGGTCCAGCGCGAGCTGGAGGCACGGTCATTGATACGTCCGGCGGCCCGGTTCGGCAGAGCTGGAACGGCGGCGGTCCAGGGGCCGGGGCTGGATTTATCCCGCCTGCTCAGAACGGCACGACGGTGACAGATACGGCGACCGGCGGTGCTGGCGGTGCCGGTGGGGGAGGCGGGGGTAGCGGCAGCACGGGTGGTGCTGGAGGCGCGGGCGTCGGCTCGATCTTCCTGGTCGCCTAACGGAAGGGATCTGGATCTCTGATGCCCCAAGTATCCCGCATCGTAAGCAGCGGCGTCCACTGGCCGCGCTCGTCTTTTCTCCAAACCGTCTCAAGCTTGTGTTGGGCCTGGAGGGCGCAATCAGGCAGAGGCAACTCATGGGCGGCTTCAACCATGAGCGGAGCATATCAGAAAACGACCCGAAGTTGAAACCTTGGCTACCGGGACGCGCAACTTGACGGAGCTTGAATGTTTGCTCTTGTCCGCCTCTCCGACCACTCCCTCGTCGACATCCCCCACGAACCCTATGCGCCCCAGGCGAATGAAGGGTTTGCGTGGTGGCTGATCGAGACCGAGCGGCCCTCCTTCAACCGCAAGACCGATGTTTGCACGGCCGGCGACCTCTACGCCGATCCTCTCGCCAGGAGGGTCCGCCGGCATTGGATCGTCCGCGAGAAAACACCCTACGAGCTGGCCGAGGAAAGGGGGCTGCACCACATGCGCATGCTCGCCTTCTCCGACCAGCCGATGGTCCGCGCCCTGGAGGATACGGTCCTCTTCCTGCTCCAGAAGACCGGGTCGAGCCTGGATGATCTGCCGGAACCCGTCGCCAAGCGCTTCCGCGACCGCCAGGGTTGGCGAGGCCAGATCAAGTGAGCATCGTCAAGCTCGACTTCGCCCCGACGCTGGTCAAGGACGTGACCGCGCTCTCGGCGAAGGGCAACTGGACCGCGATGCAGTGGATGCGCCCGCATCTCGGATACTTCGAAGACATCCCCGGCTATCAATCGGCCTCTCTGGTCAATCTCGTCACCGGCACGGACACCTATGTCGTCGCCACCGACGGAACGATCCCCGGTATCTGCCGGCGCCTCCATGCCTGGGCGGACACCTCCGCCGTTCCCTATCTCGCGGCGGCCACGCACAAGAAGCTTGCGGTGCTTTACGGCGGCGGTCTCTACGACATCACGCCCTTTCGCGGCACCTCCACATATTCCAATCCGTTCATCGTTTCCTCCGGCAGCCCGATCGTCACGGTCAACATCGGCACGCTCACCCATGGCGGGAGCGACGACGACACGGTGGTCTTCTCCGGCGCCGGGACCGTGGGCGGTATCGTCGTCGCCGGGCCTTACGTCATGGACGTGCTGTCCGGTACGTCCTTCCAGATCACGGCGGCGAGCACCGCCACGGCCGCGGGAACCGGCGGCGGCACTTCCGTCGTCGCCGAGTACGAGCTGGCGATCGGCAACCAGAACGGCTTGGGCGGACCGGGCTACGGCGTCGGCGGTCATGGCCTCGGGTTTTTTGGCGTCTCCTCGGCGACCGTCGCTTATCCGCGCACATGGTCGCTCGATAATTTCGGCCAGTACCTTCTCGCCAACCCTCGCTCCGGCCTGATCTACCAGTGGCAATTGAACACCGGGGTCCGGGCGCAGCCGCTTGCCAATGCGCCGTCCCAGACGACCTACATGTTCGTCACGGCCGAGGGCTTCATCGTCGCGGCGGGAACGCATGACGGCGTCAACTTCGTCCCCATGCTGCTCCGCTGGTCGGGGCAGAGGCAGGACACGACCTGGACGCCCGCGGTCACCAACCAGGCCGGGGACTACACGCTTTCCGAGGGGTCGAGAATCGTCGCGGGGCTTTCTACCAAGAGCGAGAGCCTGATCTTCACCGACACCGCCGTCTATGCGATGCGCTACCTCTCCGATCCTTCCCTGGTCTACGGCTTCGTGCTTCTCGCCAAGGGGTGCGGGTTGATCGGGCCGAACGCCGTCTGCGTGGTCGGCGCGAATGTCTATTGGCTCTCCAATAACGGGCAGTTCTGGATCTATGACGGCGGTCAGCCGAGGGCGATGGCCGATTGCCCGATCATCAAATACGTGTTCGACGCGATCACCCCGGCGCAGCAGGAGAAGATCTATCTCTGCCGCAACGGTCTCAACAACGAGATGTGGTGCCTCTATCCGGCCGACGACGACGCGGAGTGCTCGAACTACGCGGCGCTGAGCACGGAAGAGGGCGGGTGGTTCGCCGGCACCATTGCGCGAACCGCCATGGTCGATGCGGGCGTGGATCAATACCCGGTGATGGCGGGCACGGATTCCAAGCTCTACATCCACGAGATCGGACGCTCCGCCGATGGCGGCCCGCTCAACGCCTATATCGAATGCGCGCCGTTCGACCTCGCGGAGGGCGGGTTGCTGATGGAGGTTCTGGGCTACATCCCGGACTTCAAGGATCAGGCCGGCGTCATCGAGCTGACGGTCAAGACCCGCGAGTATCCTCAGTCTCCGGACGAAGAGGATGGCCCGTACATGATCGGAACCTCGGGCGTCCGGATCGATCCGAGGGCTTCGGGAAGACAGGGCAGCATCCGTCTCGAACGCAACGACGCCACGGGACGGCTGCGGTTGGGCGTCCAGCGTTTCGATGTTCAGCCTCTGGGAGAGCGCCCATGAGTTTCGACCTGTCCCAGATCCTCCGGCAGTTTCAGTCTTCCGCGCCGCCGCGTGCGCCGACGCGGGCCGGCGTGCCGGGGCTGGCTCAGAGCCTATCCGGCGATCAGCCGATGGCGCCCGCCGTCGATCCATACAACGCCATGCGTCCGCCTTCGACGCTTCCCTACGCCGACCGCTTTGCCGGTGGGGCGTTGAAATCCTCCTACACCCCGTATGCAGGCGACGTCTCGAAATACGGCTTCGGCCCGCAGCACCGCAACTTCCGCCCGGATAACTCGGCCTGGACCACATCCCCGGCGACCTCGACGGGTACGAACACGGCGAGCTCCACGGCAACGGATCTTCTCGACGGAAGAGGCGGCGGTCCGGATGGCGGCCAGAGCATGGCGAACGAGCGCAATGCCGAGCATGGAAAAGCCTTCGATCAGATGACGCCGGCAGAGCTTCAGTCATACGCGGCCGGCAAGGAAAAGAACTCCATCGCCGGGTTCAGCCTGCCGAGCATCGTCGCCAGCATCATCGGCATGAAGGGCGCCAACTTCCTCGAAGACAGCCAGCTTTCGGCCGCTCTCGCCAATAGCGGTCTGTCCAACCCCGGTGATTATGTCGGCGGTCAGATTGCCGGCGCTGCGAACACCGGCATGAACGTGGCCGGCGGCGTCGCGAACCCGGAACTCGCGGGTCGAAGCGATCCTTCGCAGGGCGACTACAGCGGCGGCATCGATCCAGCCGAGGCCGGAAGCGAGGGCGAGTCGCCGGGCATGTATGCCAAGGGCGGCGTGGTCAAAGGCGACAAGAAGTACGGCAAGGACGATGTGACGATCAACGCCGATGGCGGCGAGGGCGTGATCCGCGCGGTCCAGATGCAGAAGCTCGGCGCCGACTTCCTGAAGAAGCTCAACACCGGGGCCTACGACCTGAACCGTCTGCGCAAGGCCGTCGGCCTCAAGTAATGCCCCATCTCGAAGCGGTCCCTCCCGAGAAGATCCGGGAGGCGTGGCCGCTCGTGCGCCCGATGGTCGAGGCGGTCAAGGAACGCACCAAGGCGCTCTGGCTGCCCGAGGACGTGTTCATCGAGCTGATCGGACAGACCGCCCTCCTGCATGTCGCGCGGGATGAGGACGGGCATGTCTGCGGCTGCCTTGTCAGCCAACGCATCTTCGAAGGCGGAACGCCGATCCTCTTCGTCTGGATCTGCTTCCATCGACACCAGAACAGGACCATCGCCGACTACTGGCCCGAGGTTCTGGACTTTGCCCGCTCGCTGAACATCCGACGCATCCGCATGCAGGGGCCGAGGGCCAACGACAAGGCCCTGCCGGTCAAGGCCGTCGCCACGATTTACGAAGCCGAGGTGCCCGATGGGCGGTAGCTCTTCCCAAGTCGCGTCGAAAATCGAGCTTCCCGAATGGGTCGACAAGCAGGCTCAGTCCAATATGAGCCTCGCCAACGAGCTCGCGACCAAGCCCTTCCAGACCTATGGCAATCAGAGGATCGCCGGCTGGTCGCCGGATCAGGCCAATGCCTTCGGCGCAATCCGCTCCGGCATGGGCGCTCAGTCGGGGAACCTCGCCTCCGCGATGAAGGCAGCTCAGGGCGTGAGCGCGACCGCGGCGCCGATGGTTGGCGGCCCGAACGTCGACTGGATGCAGAAGGCGAGAGGCGGATCGATCGGCGCCGGTCACACGCCCGGCCTGGCGCGTCCTGGCGTGCTCAACTTCGGCATGCCGCGAACCGGCGGGCCGGAGCCGATGCTCAACACCTCGCCGATGTTCGGCAGCGCATCGAGCATCGGCGCTTTGCTGCCGGCCCTGAATGGCGGCGGGGCCCCGATCTCCTTCCCGTCCGGGAATTCCTTCATGGGCGGCCAGCCCCAGGCCGAGGCGTCGACGGTCGATCCGGCCGGGCTCGAACGGGTGAACGCCGAGCGTGTGGCGGCCGAGCGCTTCACCGACGCGCCCGTTATCCAATACCTCAATCAGTACCGCCAAGCGGCCCTTGATCCGACGCTCGCCGAGATTCAGCGGCAGGGCGACATCATGCTCACCGGGAACGCAGCCCGAGCCACGGGCTCCGGCGCGTTCGGGGGTTCGCGCGCCGCGCTTCTCGACGCCGAGACGCAGAAGAACATCCTCGCCCAACTGGCGAAGACCGAAGCCGAAGGCATGGCCGGCGGTTTCGACACGGCCTCTGGTCTCGTTCAGCGCGATCAGGACCGCGCCTTGACGGCGGGGTTGGCCAATCAGTCCACGGGACTGGATGCGGCGAAGTCGAACCAGAACGTCACCACCCAGGCGCAGTTCCGAAACCAGGATGCGCTCAACACGATCGCGCAGTTGAACGCGAAGCTCCGGCAGGAATCCAACCTCGCCAACCAGGACGCGATGCTCAAGAAGATGGGCCTGGACATCCAGTCCGCCGGCCAGCAGGGCGAGCTCGCGAAACTTTCGCAGGACATGTCCTACAAGGACATCGCCGCACTGATGGGGATCGGCAAAGAGCAGCAGGGCATGGATCAGGCGAACATGGACCTTGCCTATCAGGATTTCTTGAGGGAGCAGAACCACCCGCAGGAAAACCTCAACATGCTGATCTCGGCGCTCAACCAGTCTCCCTACGGGCGCACGACCTACGGGCCCGGGCCCAACACGGCAGCGCAGGTCGGCGGTGGCGCCCTCAGCCTCGCCGGGCTTCTCTCGATGTTCATGGGCAAGTAGATGGACACGATCCAGCTTCTCCGCCGGCTGGCGCAGATCAACCAGCCCCCGACCTCCTACGCCCCCTATGGGGAAGAATACGCGGAGGACTGGCGCGCGAGAATGCCGTCCCCCGTGGCGCAGTCGCCTGTCGCATCGCAGCGCGCGCCTCTGCTGAAGCCCAATCCGGTCCCTGAAGGATACAAGCCCGGTGCCGCGGCGCAGGTCATGCGAGGCGAGTTCCCGATGGCTCCCGGCCGCGGCGTCGTTGGCTCGGTCCTTCAGCATCTGATGCCGACGGGCGAAGTTCCCTCGACAGCCCCCATCGACCTTGAGGGCCAACGGGGCATGGCGCTCCCGGCCGAAACGTCCATATCTCCCGACCTCGAAGGTCAGAGAGGGGGCGTGCGCCGAAACGCGCTTCCGCCGGCGCTCCAAGCGTTGATCGGAGCGCCGCCCGCCCCTCCGCCGAAACCGACTCCGCCGAACCCTATGCTCGGCGGCTCGATGCCGTCGCTCTCGGCGATGGAGAACGGCATGCCGCCGAACTCTCCGCCGGTCATTCCCCAATCCCCCGATCTCGAAGGGCAGCGCGGCATCGCCATGACGCAGGGCTCACCTGCGGCAAACGGCGGCAATGGCGCAGATCAAGGGGCGCTTGCCGGGCTGATGCAGAGGTTCCCAAACCTGCCGCAATCGCTCCTGACCATGGGTCTCGCCACCATGGCTGCCGGCGGCAAACCCGGCGCTACCTTCGGCGGCGCGATCGGCGAGGGCGGATTGGCGGCGATGCAACTGCATGAGCAGCGCAGGCGCAACGACAACCTCGACAAGCGCGAAGAGCGCCAGCTTGCGCAGGGCGATCGACGGCTCGACCTCGAACAGAAGGGCCTCGATCTCAAGGGCAAGGATTTCCTTCTCCAGCTCGAGCAGCGGGCGAAGGACAATCAGCTCAACCGCGAGGCCAGGGCCGAGGCGCAGCGCGATCTCCTGGAGTTCCGCAAGCTCTCCCTCGAAGCGCAGCAGGGCAATCAGGCCTCGCAGCGCGCGCTTACGGCCATGATCGAAAGCGGTCGAAGGGAAGACCGCCACGCCGAAGGCCAGCGGCGCAGCGAGCAGGATCAAAGGCGGGTGGACGAGGATGCCGCCAAGCATTTCCGCGAGCGCCTGGAGGCTCTGACCGAGAAAGGCAGCGTTCCCGAGACTCCGGAGATGCGCCGCAAGGTCGAAGGCGAGATCCTGGACATCTTCGGCCCGAAGACCCGGGTGGGACGCACGGCTCTTTATCGCCAGCTCGGCGAGGCGATCGACCAGATCAAGGCGTCGCCTCTTTCTCCCGAAGAAAAAGAACGCCGCATCGGCGAAGCCAAAAAGCGTGTCGACGAGGCGATGAAGTGAACCTGTTCAGCGACCTCCTCCAGGATATCGGCCCGATGCCGGTGTCCGGCGGAGGCGCGCCCGTTCCCAAGGCTGCTCCGTCGCTCTCCGGCCTGCTCGACGATCTCACTTCGGATATCCGGCCCCCGCCTCCGGTCGAGACCTCCTCTCCGTTCTTCGCCTCCGGCCGCCGCGGTTTCTCGCGCTTCAAGCAAGGGGCCGCGGGTGTCGCTGCCGACCTCGGTGTTATGGCGCCGGAGAGTGCGGCGCAGACCATCGCCGAGCAGGAACGCTATCAGCAGTCCATCCCGGCCCCTCCTGAAACACAGGAAGCCATGCGCCAGATGTCCGAGGCGCAGTCGGTCTCCGACTTCCTCGGCGGCCTGATCAAATCCCCCGGCGCTCTGTTCTCGATCATGGGCGAGTCCATCGGGCAGGCGGGTCCGGGAATGGCCGCGGCTCTCCCTGCTGCCCTCGGCGGTCCCCTCGCTTTCGGCGCCGCGGCCGGCGTGACCTCCGGCGCCACGGAATACGCCTCCTCCGTCCTCGATGCGCTGCGCGAGGCGGGGATCAAGCTCGACGATGCGCAATCCGTCACCTCCGGGCTTTCCGATCCCGAGATGATGGCGAAGGCGCGGGAGCACGCGGTCAAGCGCGGCGTCCCGGTCGGTCTGTTCGACGGCCTCACCGCTGGTTTCGCCGGCAAGATCCTGCGCATGGCGGGCGGCCCGAAATCCACCGCGCGCTTTGTCGGGCGCGCCGCTGGCGAGGCGGGAATGCAGGCCACGGGCGGGGCTGCCGGCGAGGCGGGCGCTCAGCTCGTTTCCGAAGGCCAGATCAAGCGCCCCGGCGAAGTCGCGCTCGAAGCCATCGCCGAGATCCCCACGGGCGTTGTCGAGACGGCAGTCGGTTCCTCGCGCCAGCAACCGTCGGTCCCTGGCGCGGAACCAGGGCAGGCGCCGCTTGTCCCCGCGGACGAGCTCGTCGAGCGGGCCCACGCGGCCGTCGCGCCTCAGCCCGCCCCGATCTCGGCCCCTCCGGTCGAGCCGGCCGAAACTCCCATTCCCATGCCCGATAAGTCCGGCACTCAGATGCCCGACCTTTCGGCCGCCCCGGTTGCGCCCGATCCGAGTGCCGCTCCCGTCGAGATGCCGGCCGCGCCCCCGCCCGCGCTTCCCGCGCAAGACGACATGGGCGCCATCACCGAGCGCCTGCGCGCTTTGGTCTCCGATCTCGACGCGCCATCTGCGGCGCCTGATCCGGTTGCGGCAGCGGTCGCTCAGCTCGAACCCGGCAAGCCCGTCACAAACCGCTACATCGCCCAGGCCGCGGGGAAAGAGGCGAACCTCGATCAGGTCAAAGCCTCCCTCGCTCAACAGGGATTGATCGAGCAGAAGGGCAAGGCATGGGTGAGGGCGGCGAATCCGCAGGCCCCGGCGCCCGTGGCTCCGGCCGCGCCCGTTTCTCCCGCCAACCAAGATCGGGCCACGCCGCCGGGAGTTAGCGCCGAGGCCGAACCGATCAGCCTGACCGGGGCCGAGCTCGGGGAGCACGCGGACATTCGCTCCCTTCGCGACGCGGCCACCCGATATTTTGAGGACAATCTCCAGGGTCGCTCGGTCAATAACGCCGACCTCGGTAAGCCCATCTCGTTCGACAAGAAGGGAAAAAAGAAGACGATTTTCGGGGCGGGCGAAGACCTGCTTCGCGCAATTCCGGCCCTTCCGCAATTGCTTGAGCGCGGGAAGAAAATCAGCAGCGAGCCGGAGGCCGACCCCCGTAGCGATGTCAAGGTGTGGCACAAACTCAAGGCGTCGGCCGACGTTGGAGGCCAAAGGCGCGATTTGATCATGACCGTTCGCGAGATGCGTGACGGCACCTTTCACTACGCACTCAACAAAGACAGGGATGCGGTCGCCGGGCCGAGGGATTCAGAGATCCCAGAGGGAGGGTCCTCTTTCGAGAGAACAGCCCCGAACGCATTGGAGAGCCGTCCCGGCGACGATTTGAATATAGAGGTTGGGTCGAATTTCGACAACCCCACCTCCGAGCGTCGCGCCGACACCCCATCAAAGACCGAAGGCGAAACCGTCTCCTGGCAGGTCGCGCCCGACCTCAAGGCGGAATACCGCGTAAGCCCCGAATGGACGGCGAAGCGCTCCCAGGCCGCTGAAGCCATGGTCGAGATCGCGCGCCAGATGGCGCCGAACAAGAAGCTTGCGGTCAACGTCGCCGACAAGCTGACCGGCGGGACCGGAGAGAACAGGGGCGCCGTCCTCGGGGCCTACAACGAGCGCTCGCTGGAGAGCATCGTCTCGCTGGCGATGCAGGACCAGGACGGCAAGTCCCGCGGGACCCGGGACCTGATCAAGACGCTCAACCACGAGATCGTCCACTTCTTCAAGCAGTCCGGCCTCTTCACCCAGGAGGAGTGGAACATACTCAAGGCTGCCGCCCGTGGGTGGATGCAGAAATACAATATCGGTGAGCGCTATTCCGACCTTTCCCGCGAGCAGCAGATCGAGGAAGCGATTGCCGAGGCCCGCGCCGCTTATTCGGTCGGCGACCTCAAGGTCGCGCCGGGCATCCGTCGGCTGTTCGATCGCATCGCGCAGTTCCTCTCGCGTGTGAAGAACTGGATGCAGGGCAACGGCTTCAAGTCGTGGCAGGACGTGATGGAGGCCGTCGGCTCCGGCGAGATCGGATCAAGAGAGCAAGGACGCTCTGGCCGCTCGGACTCTTCGATGCACGCAGCATGGCATGGCTCGCCGCACGACTTCGAAGAGTTCTCTCTGCACAAGATCGGCTCAGGGGAGGGCAACCAAGCGTATGGCTGGGGGCTGTACTTCGCCGGCAACAAGAAGGTCGCTGAATACTATCGCGACAACGTGAGCGACGACGCATACCTCGCCGCGGTCAACAAGCGCCTGACGGATCTTTCGCGCGAGATGGATAAGTACAGGGCGGGCGAATATGGCAAATTCAACGACCCGCGCGGCTACGAAGTGAAGGCTGAGTACGACCGGCTCATGGAAGAGCGCGCCGGCAAGAAAGGACGCCTTTATCAGGTCGATCTTGCGCCCGCCGAGGATGAGTATCTGGATTGGGATGGTCCGCAGTCCGACAAGGTCGGTGACCGTCTGCGGGCTGCGTTCGCTGGCGCCAATATGCCCCATCGCGCAATGCAGTCGGCCGAAGGCCGGATGATATACCGTGAGCTGACCGGCTGGCTCGGTGACGAACTGGGAATTGGTCGCTCGCCAAAAGCGGCGTCGGAATGGCTGGCAAAAGCCGGCATCCCCGGCATCCGCTACCTCGACGGATCGAGCCGCGACAAGGGCGACGGCCCCCGCAACTACGTCATCTTCGACGACAAGCTGGTGAAGGTAACGGCTAAGTTCCAGCGTGCCCAGGAGCGGTGGTCCGACACGCTCAATGCCGAGCGCAACGTCAGCGTCACCCCGGCGCAGATGGATCAGGCGCGCGGCTCTCTCTTCCAGCGGGCCGAGCAGAAGAAAGGCTCGTCTCAGCAGGAAGAGATCATCTCGCGCATCATGGGCTCGACCGACAAGCCCTTCGGCCAGAAGCTCCGCGAGTTCTTCGCGCACTGGAAGGAGAATATCGGCCGCGAGTTCCGCCAGGGCGTGTTCGATCAGTACGACGCGATTGCCGAGGCCGAGAAATCCCTCAACCAAGGGAAGCTGCTTTCCGCCGAGGTCTCGGCCTACAAACGAGCGCGGATGCTCAACTCCGGAGGTGTCATCCACACCCTGATGACCAGCGGCATGGTCCAGTGGAAGGACGGGCGCTGGCAGAAGCGGGAGGGGTTCGAGGGCGGGTTCAACGCGATCTTCGAGCCCCTGGCGAAGAAAGGTCTGCTCCGTCTCTGGCAGGGCTGGGCCATCGCCAATCGGTCGAAGCGCCTGATCCAGGAAGGCAGGGAAAGCCTCCTCTCGCAAAGCGACATCGACGAGCTGCTGAAGCTTGGCGAGCAGTACCCGGAGTTCCGCGAGGTTCAGCGCAAATGGGCGCGTTTCAATTCCGCTGTCCTCGACATGGCGGAGCAATCGGGATTGGTCTCGAAAGACGCGCGGGCGGTTTTCGAGAAGGACGATTACGTCCCGTTCTTCCGCATCCTCGAAGGCGAGGAAGTCACCCCACGGGGGAAGAGGGGTCTTGCCGGTCAACGCGCGGGGATCAAGAAGCTCGAAGGCGGCGAGGAGCAGATCAACGACCTGATGATGAACATGGTGAGGAACGTCTCTCACCTGGTCGACGCCTCGATGAAGAACATGGCCGCACAGTCGGCGGCCGAACTCGGGGTCAAGGTCGGGGCTCTCGATCGCCGGGGCGTGGTCGATGCCGAGCCTGACGTGCCTTCGGATGTTCCCGACGCCGACAAGAAGGGCTACGCCGACATCCTGAAGACCCGTCCGTCCAAGGACCGTTCGGGGTTTACCGTGATGTATGACGGCAAGCCGGTTTCCTTCACGGCGAACGATCCGTTCTTCCTTCGCTCGATGACCGCCATTCACTGGCCGGGCTTCAACGACGGGATGATGAAGATCTTCGGCGGAGCGAAGAATCTCCTCACCCGCACGGTCACGGTCTTCCCCGACTTCATGCTCGCCAACGCGATGCGCGACTCTCTCGCGTCCTGGGTCGTTACCGGAGGTCGGACCAACCCTTGGAAAGCCGCGAAGGGCTTCGTCGACTCCCTCAAGGATTCGACTTCCGCACAGGCCTTGAGGGAAGGCGGCGCGGATGCGGTGGGGTTCTACGGCACCGATCCGATCGGCAAAGCCCGTGAGCTGAACCGCCTCGACGAAGGCAAGGCCGCACGGAATGCGCTCAGGAGCTGGTGGGAAAAGTGGGAGGCCGTCGGCAAGGCCTCGGACAACGCCAACCGGCTGGCTCTCTACGATCGTCTGATCAAGGAAGGGGCGAGCCCGGCGGAGGCGGCGTATCAGGCGATGGACCTGATGGACTTCTCGATGCGCGGCGACATGACCGCGCTGCGCTACCTGACCGCCGTGGTGCCGTTCCTCAATGCCAGGCTTCAGGGTCTCTACAAGCTCGGCCGCTCGGCGAACGAAACGCCTCGGTCTTTCCTCTTCCGCGGCTCCCTCATCATGGGCGCGTCTCTCGCCCTGATGCTATCGAACATGGGCGATCCGGATTACGAGAAGATCCCGGACCAGGAGAAGGACAACAACTATCACATCAAAATCGGCGACACCTGGTTCAAGTTCCCCAAGCCCTTCGAGGTCGGTGCGGTCTTCTCCACCGTCCCGGAACGACTGACCCGCTGGGCCTTGGGCCAGGACGACAGCCAGAGACTGAGGAAGCGAATGCTCCGCGTCTTCGCCGATCAGTTGAGCCTCGATCCCACCCCGCAGCTCGTCAAACCCATCCTGGAGCAGGCGATGAACAAGGTCGGCTTCACCGGCCAGACCATCGAGACCGAGGCGATGCGCAACCTCCGCCCGGGAGAACGGGTCAGCGACCAGACCAGCGGGCTTGCCAAGTCTCTCGGTGCCCTCGCGCCTGAAGTCGTCTCGCCCGTCCGTGTGGACGCTGCCCTTCGGGGGTATTTCGGCACCCTCGCCACCTACCTGATGGGCGCCTCGAACGTCGTGCATGACGCGGTGACTCCCGGGGAGCGGGCGGCGCGGCGGATCGAAGACACGCCGGTCATCGGCCGCTTCATGCGCCAGGCCTCCGGGCGCTCGTCTCAGTACATGACCGACTTCTACGACCTGCAAACCGAGATCCGGCAGATCGCCGGTTCTGTCCGCTCCCTGCAGAAGCTCGGCCGCACGGAAGAAGCCAGGGAGTTGGCGAAGGATAACCCAGGCATTCTCCAGCAGGCGCGGATGGCTGACCGGACCTCCGACCAGATCGCGCAGATCCGACAGAGGATCAGGCAGATCCAGGCCGATACGAAGATGGACGGGGCGAAGAAGCGTTCCGAGATCGATCAACTGACGGATCGGATGAGCGCGATTGCCCAGCAGGGCTACACGCGCCTCAAGACATCCAGAGAAGGATCACTCCGATCAGCGTCGCGATGACGCCGATCCCGAACCCGTTGGTCATTGCCTAACCCTAGCACGGTTCGCGCTCCCCGTTCACCCCGGGTTGAGCGCGACGCGGGGCGTCTGCGGCCCCTCTCTGCAGGCGCCCCGCACCTATCACGGAGTCGTCGAAGCCTCGGCGACCGGAGCGCGCGACTTCTCACGGCAGCGCGCCCCGGCCGCGACTACCCCCCGAAAGGGACAGCCACCCACGACAGGAGATTCAGTCCATGTCGCGAGCCGTCGAAAGTCTAAACAGATCGGTCGGAAAGAGTCTTGGCGTCTGTTTGCTCATTTTGTTTCTGGCTTCCCCGGCCCTGGCGCATGGCGACGCGCAATGGATCGCGGACGACCCAAAGCTCTCCTATTGCTGCGGAATCCATGACTGTGAGCGGGTGCCCCTGACGGCCGTGCGCCCGATCCGGGGCGGGTGGGAGATCATCTCGACCGGCCAGGTCTTCATGGAGGGCGACCCCGACCTTCACATGAGCCGGGATCAGTTCTTCTGGTGGTGCCGTCCGGCGGCGACCTTCCCCAAGGTCAAGTGCCTGATCCGTCCGGCGGGGGGCGTGTAATGCGCTGGTTCTGCCTTTTCCTCTGCCTCGTGGTCGCCCTCCTGATCACCAAGCAGTTCATGTTCGACACGGCCGTCATGTCCCCTGGCCTGTTCCAGGGGGTGGTGTCTGGCCGGTGGGCGGTGGGGCTCTGATGACCGGCTCCCCCTCCGAGCGGGACTCCCTCCCGGCGCATGTCGACCTGTGCGCGCTCCGCTACAAGGCGATGGAAGATCGCCTGAAGCGCCTCGAATACCTGATGTACGCGGTGCTCATTGCCTTGGGCGCCACGTCCGAACCTGTGCTCGCCGTGCTCAAGGCGGTGCTGAAGTGAACCGCGCCGCGATGCTCGATCTGCTGATCAAGGACGAGGGGCTGCGCCTCGACCTCTACGACGATGCAACGGGCAAGACTATCCGTAAGGGCAGCGTCGTCGAGGGACACCCCACCATCGGAATCGGCCGAGCTCTCGACGTCTATCCGCTCACCAGGGAAGAGGCGGTCTACCTCTCCGAACAACCGCTGAAGCACGCGGAGGAGGCGCTTGATCGGAACCTGCTTGGCTGGCGATCCCTCTCCGAGGTCAGGCAGATCGTGCTGATGAGCATGGTCTACCAGATGGGATGGGGCGGGGTGTCGAAGTTCGTCAAGTTCCTCGCCGCGATCCGGCGCATGGACTTCACCGATGCGGCTCGCGAGATGCGCGATTCAGCGTGGGCTCAGCAGACGCCGGCACGGTGCGAGCGTCTGGCGAAGATGATGGAAACAGGATGAGCGAAGCCGACTTCATTCGAAGCGAGATCGCCTTCTATCGCCAGCAGGCGGACGAGGTGAAGCAAGCAATGCTCGACCACAGTCGCAATCAGGCCATCGTCGACAGCCTGCGCACGACGCGCGTTGGGCACCTCGCATCCATTCTCCGATTGAAGGCCAAGCTACAAGAAATCGAAGAGCTGACCGCACCCGGCGGCACCGGGCATTGAGCATAGGAGCATGACATGAATTATCTGGTCGATCGCCTTCGTGAGCCGTCGAGCTATGCGGGTCTCGCGGCCCTCATGGGCATCTTCGGCCTCCAGGTCGCGCCCGAGGCGTGGACCATGGTCATCCAGGTTCTGACCGGTGTTGCCGGCCTCGCCGCCTTCTTCATGAAGGATCGCGAGTGACCTTCGCCAAACTCGCGGCCGGGCTTGTCGAGGCGTTCAACCTCGTCCTCGCATGGCTCAGCCGCGAGCGCGACCGACAGGCGGGGCGGGACGAACAGAAGCTCGCCGACCTATCCAAAACCCAGGAGGCCGAACATGTCCGCAGGGAAGTGGATGCGGTTGTCGCTGCTGCCGATCCTGTTCAGCATCAACGGATGCGCGACCGCTGGAGTAAGAGATAACTGCGCCGGGTTCCGCCCCATCCTGCTCAGCAAGGAAGACGTGCTTACACGGCCGACCGAGGATGCGATCCTGGCGCACAACGAGTTCGGCTTGAGGCTTGGTTGCTTCAAGGCGCCGCGCTGAGGGACACCGGTAGGGCGAATGCGGGGTGATGCGTTTGTTTTTCGTCAGATCGCTAACACGTTCTGGTGACGTGTTAAGTCCGCCATCATTTGTGGCTCCGTCACCCGCCTCCTGCTGCCGTTGTCGCTTGAGCCCGTCGCGGGAGGCTCAGCCCCAGATCGCGTCCATGTTCCCGCGCATCATCTTCTCGCACGAGGCGGTGCGGCCGGTTCGGTGATCCTTCACCACGTCGTCCTGGAACCGATAGGTCCGCACCTTGTCGCCTCTCATGCCGGAGCCCATCTGGCCGCGTCGGGTGTCCGACAGGACCGCTTCTTGTTCGCCAGCAATCCGCCGGTCTAGCTCCGCGATCATCGCCGCCCGCGCCTCTCTGAGGCTGCTTTCGCGCGATCGGGTCTGGGCTTCCTTCTTGATGCCCGTGGGATTGTGGAACAGCCGGCAACAGTTCTGATGCTTGTTGCGGTGCTGACCGCCCTTGCCGGTGCCGCTGAACCACTCGACCCGGAAATCACCGTCCGCGCGCATCAGGTAGCGCGGGTCCGCCTCGGCGGCTTTGCCGAGCACAGCGACGGTACAGGTTGAGGTGTGGACGCGCCCGCGCCGCTCGGTCGGCGGAATGCGCTGGATGCGATGGCCGCCGGCTTCGGCCTCCAAGCGACTGTCGCCCTCGACTTCCAGGGTGGCGTCGAAGAATCCGATAGGGGCCGCGCGCTGTCGCACGACCCGGTGCTTTCAGCCGAGCTTGAGGAAGGTCCGCGAATAGGCGCTCACGAGGTCGTGGACAAAGAGCTTGGCGTCATCGCCGCCCTCGGCCGGTCTGATTTCGAGCGTGTACTTCATCGACCTTCTCCTATCTCTTGCGCGAAAGCCGCCATCCGAAGACAGCGGCTTTCACTGGTAGCGGCCTCGGGGGCCGATGCTGCGGGCCGGGCGCGAACCCCGGCAAGTCGACCTCGGCTTTGAGATCTCATCCGCTCGTCAGCGGGACCCTAACGCTCACCGCCGCAACGACCCTACTTTACCAGAATCCCCTCACCTCCGCCGCTTCTTCTTCCCCGGCTTGAAGGTCTTCATCGGCGGGTCGTTCCAGGTCTCTCTGACGAACTCCGTTTCCGCCAGGAGCCTGTCCATCTGCTCGTCTATCGCTGCGATGTAGGTTCCGGCTTTCCCGGGTCTGGTCAGGGGTTTCTTCCCTACGAGCGTCCGCAGGTGATCGAGGAGCCGGTCGATCATCCGCTCGGTGTGGTCCCCGCCTGACGGGAACTGGGCTTTGACGGAATCCCAGTCGGGAGCACCAAGGGCATTGATAGCCCCTATGATACCACCTCTCAGGCGTTCCTCTTCCTTGGTCATGGATATGGGAACGGTGAGGGGTAATTGAGGGTTCCGACGATTGGAAGTGGCTCCGGCCGCCAGCGAGACCGGCCGCCGTCTTCAGCGCTCGTCGCGGGAGATTAACGCGCGTCAGCCATCTGCGCCTTGGTCCACTCGCGCACACGCGCCGCTGAGATGTGCTCGCACTGCCGCTTGGCGCCGTTGACCTTCCATGGCTTGCACATCAGGCAACCGCCTCGGGCGTTCTTCCGCTTGCGCCGCTTGTAGTGTGCCATCGTCGTCTCCGCTTCAGTGCCCCGGCTTGCGTCGGCTGAGGCTGAGCCGCCCTACCTCTGTCCTCGCCGACACGATGTCGGTGGTGCAACAGATGGTTATTAGCTGCGGGCCGGGCTTGAGTACCGGCTTTTGCAGGGCCGCTCGCCTCCGGCTCTGCAAGAGCTTAGGAGCGTCAAGTTTAAGGCGACACAGCGGTATCTTGGCGCAAGGGCCACCAAGCCCGTCAACCCATTAGCGGCATGAGCGGCTAACTTGCCCCTCCAGCAATGGAGGGATGCATGCCTGAGCATTCGTTGGTCGTAGAGGCTCTGGTCAGGAAGCGGGCGGACGTGTCGGGCCTGGTCCGCAAGGCGCAGGTCGAGTTGGACAAGCTCCTAGCCGATCTGCGGGCGATAGACCGGACGCTAGAGCTGCACGGCTATGCCGAGAACCCGACCAAGATCCCGCCGCGCCATAAGTTCGGCATTAGGTAGCTGACACAACCGAAGCCCTATGGTACTGTAACTGCAATTGCAGTTTCAAGGTGGCCCATGGCCTGGGTTGCGATCTACCCCTTCGATGCTGGCGAGGTTGCTTGGGCGGTCGAGCACATCGACCCCCAGGACGACGGCCTCTGCGAGAAGGCGATTTTCTTAGGACGCAACGCGCCCGATCAGGCTAAGCGATTTGCTGCGGCCGAGTGGCCCGCTCTATCGCCCGAGATGCTGCCGGAGCTTAGGACGTGGAAGCATCAACGTGCGTAACGCAGGTGTTCCGCTCGGAGTGCTCGAACGGGTTTGTGTGCCACGGATCGCCGTTCTCGCGCACACCCGAAACGTCCGCTACCTCAAAGCAGCGCCACTCGCCCCCGATGGGCAGCGGCTTACTGCCGTCTCCCGCATACTGAAACGTCATGACGTTTGCGACGCCCTTGCTGTTCGTGCCGATGGCGTGCGGGCTGACATGGCGGACCTTGCCGCGAACGTAAAACGTCACGGATTGGCGCTTTTGAATTGCGGCCTTCAGTGCTGCGTAGCTCATCGCGAGTCCCCTTCGGAGATAGGAGGCTAAGCCATGCGCGCAAAGATCGTGTGTTGGATTGCTGCCGTCTTGCGCGTGCCCGTCAGGATACGCGAGGAGTTTTGGATGACTCCCCAGTTACGGAGCAATGTTTGCGCGAAGCCACTTCAGGGACGCGTCGCCCACTCCGACGGTGGCCCAGTCGCCGGGGTTCTTTAGCTGGATTACTGCAAGCCCGTCGTCGAAGTCGGCTTGCTTTCGTAGCGCGTCCACGACCTGGGATGCTGTGCCCTCAATACCGGCCAGCCATACGGACTCAAGGATTCGGACCGCTTTCCACTTTCCGAGAAGTTCGTAGACCTTGTCATAGTCCCGAACCTTTCGCAGGTCGTAGGTAATCACGAACTTCGCCACTCGCGCCTCCATTCCGACTCCCGCTACTAGTGTACCGCGACAACCTCCGGGAGTCGAAGGTTGCGCCGCCCCATGCGCTAGGTGGCGTTTGCGCCAAAGTGCCCGCTACTCCTTCTCCCGCTTCAATCTCTCCTGCGCTTCGGCAATCGACTCCCCCATGCGCGGCAGCGGGTAGTGGGCGGGTCGCGAGCCTTTGCCCCTCTTCGGCGGGACGTAGGCCGGTCGGGTAGGAGGCAGCTTCGGCCGCCAGATGATCCGTAGCCCGCTCTCGGCGAAGACCTGCAAGACCAGCTCGGCGACTTCTATAGCTACGTCTTGGTTGGTTTCGGGCAGGCGATGCATGACGCTCCCGGCGATGAGCCGGACGAGATCGCCCTTCTTCCTGGGCCGGTCCCCGTGGGCTAGGGGCCGGGCGCGTCCGTCAATCGGGGGCATGGGAACAATGAGAGAACGACCGCGGCTCCTGAGTCAATCAGGGGGAAATTCTCGCCCAATGACTCAGAGTCGGGGTCACAACAGTTTGTGCAGATGGGCTAATCGCCCGCGACATGTTGCGGTCGCGGGGGATTCGCGCTAAGCTGATCTTCTCGGAGCGAGTGCCCGATCTTTCCAGGGCCGATCACTCTCTCGCGAGCAATGGGGTCCCCTCCACCAGGACACCCACCTAACTGACCTCAGGGGCGCCTTCGGGCGCCCTTCTTTTTCGAAATGTAGTAGGTGACGGCCGGCGCCGTCAAGCATGTTGTGGCTGCCAAATGGCAGCCGACTGGCGGTCAATTGGCAGCCATGTCGTGGTACGCTGCCTCCAATGGCCAATAAGAAGGTTGAGCCGCGTCTAGCCCCGATCATGCACGCCTATCTTGAGGATTTGGCGGATATCGGCGCGTACGGGAAGGACAAGACTGACGTGGCGCGAACCCTGATTGAGGCCGGCATCAGGGAGGCGTTGGGAAAACAGGTCATCGCGCCTCGGAAGGCGTCAGACCATCCGGAAAGCTAGTCCGCGATCTCCCAGAAGCTAAAGCGCCCATGCTTCGGGTCTTTGGTCCGCCTGAGAACGCCGCGTTTCAATTGGTTCTTGAGAAGCGGCCCCGCGCGCCGAGTCATGGTCTGCACTAGATCAACGTCCTTGGGATCGAGGCCACGTTCGGTCATCAGGTGCTTGGCTAGCTCTTGCGTAGTCATTGGGCCATCCGCCTTCCGCAGGATTTCCAGAAAGGCGCGCGTCACGTCGCCTTTCATGGCGTAGCCGCGAGCCTGCGGAAGCTTCGGCCGCAGTCCCTCTACATCGTAGGTCGGATCGAAGAGGCGGATAGCCGCGTCTACGTGGTCCAAGTCGATGATGAGTTGGCGTAGCAGGGCGCGCGTCTCGCCGACCTTGCCGGCGATCTCGCGGCGCTTGTCCACGAGGCCCGAGAGAGTGTTGGGGCGCTCGATCTTCATTCCTTGTTGCTCCTCTGCCAGTAACCGCACCACTGAGACGAGACCGGAGCGGCCATGACGGCGCCCGCGATCATCAGGAACTGCTTGCCGTTCGGAACGCGGCGGTTGTCTTCGCGCCACGCCATTTCGTTGGCGTAGGAAGCGAGGTACTGGCCGCTGATATGATGGTGCGTGCCGATCTCCGCGCGGCGGAGACGGCTAAAGAAGCTCTCCGCTTGGTTCGTGCAGGCGCCGTCATCCGAGAAGGCGATGCTGTGATTGATGCGCTTCGCGTCAAAGCGCGAGTGCAGCGCATCCCAATGCGAGGCTTCGTCGGCATAGATCGTGGTGCCGCTCTCAACGCGGTCACGCACGGTCTGGACGGCATCGCCTTCGGCCGCGAAGACGGCGGTAAGCGTCTTGCCGTTGCGCTCGCGCATGACCACCACGGCCTTGCGCTTGCCGGTCTGGTTCCGCTTGAGGCGCAGGTCCTTGCGGTCTTCCTTGCGGTTCTCGGGCTGGACGTGACCGCCGAAGAAAGCGCCGTCGATCTCGACGTGACCCTTGAGCGTGCGCGTCTTGCTCTCAGCCGCCATCGCTTCCCGGAGCTTGTGCGCGAGAACGAACGCCGTCTTGTACTGGCAATCCAGATCGCGGCTCAGTTGAAGCGCCGAGTAGCCCTTGGCGCCGTTCGTGAAGATCGCAATGGCCGCGAGAATGTCGCGCACCGGGAGCTTGCGGTCGGCAAAGATGGTGCCGCTCGTGACGCTGAACTGCGCCTTGCAGTCCTTGCACTTGAAGATCGGGCGGGACTTGCAGGCGTAGACGGTCACGGAGCCGCATTTCGGGCAGACCGGCTTGCCGTCGTTACACGCCCAACGGACCTTGGCGAAGGTGGCGGAAGCCTCTTCGTCCGACAGCCGCATGACCTTCGCCAGGGAGAGCGAACGGGCGGCTGAGGAGAGGAGGAAGTGCTGAGACATCATCAAATCCGATGTTGATACATCGAATATGATGATGATCCGTCCCGTTGTCAATGGTGTTTACATCGGATATGGTGATATTTCCCACGGAAACGGGGTGTCTATGCCGGAAAAGGAATGGTCTGAGCGGGTTAAGTCCTTGTTAAAGGCCGAACTTAAGCGCCGAAACGTCGGCTACCGAGAGTTGGCCGAAAAGCTAGAACCACTCGGAATCCGCGAGACAGAACGCAACATCGCGAACAAGATCAGCCGGGGTGGCTTCACGGCGGCTTTCTTTGTCCAATGTCTCGTAGCGATTGGCTGCACCGTCTTGCGGCTGGAGGACTCCTAGCTGTCTGGTTGCTGCTAGGCGCAGTAGCTTTTGCCCAACAGCAGCCCAGCCCAGATCAAGCCAATCCCCAAAGCCAGAATACCGACAACACGCACGCCATCGAAGCGTTGTGGGGCCTCGTATCCGCCGCCAACGAGGCGATACAGATACTTTCCCGCCAAGATGCCCGTGAGGCACGCAAAGAGGCCGACAAGCCCGACGATGACAAGCGGGAGGCTGCGGACCTTAAAGCACAGGAAGACATGGCCTTCTGGGCCAGCGCGCTCGCGGGGCTCACGGCCGTTCAACTGGTTGTTGGGTTCATCACCCTTTGGTTCTTGTGGAAGACCTTTGGAGAGGCCCGACGCACCACTGGCGAGCTGCAAAGGGACTTCCGCGCCAATCATCGCCCGCTGATCCGCGTGCGTCATGTTTGGATGGCGAGGTCGATCACCAGCGAACAACCAGTCACAGTTGACTGGGCGATAGTGAACAGCGGGCTCACGCTCGGTCAGGTTCGGCGCGCGGTGATAGTAGGCATCATCCTTCCCAAGGGACGACCGCTCCCACCTCGGGAAACTGACCTCGGGAGCATGACGCCCGTCATTCTCGCGATGGACGGATGGATGCACCCAGGAATGCCGCAAATACCGTCTGGGCTCCCGGTGCATAGGGCGATTACAGGCTCGGAATTCATCGAGCTTAGGAACGGAACCGCGAAGTTCTATGTCGTGGGGATCGTGAACTATGTCGATTTGGATGGACGCGGGCGCACCACGTCTTGCTGTCGCGTCCTGGAAGAGGTCGGAGGAGCTTCCGAACGCCTCGTTGTTCACGACGATCCCAACTACGAGTACCAAGACTGAGAGGGCGACCATCGCCCCCTTCCGGAATTCCATAGCTCAGTCCTTTCAACTGAGCGGCAAAAGGAGGCTGGTTGTTTCAGCTACCTAATGCCGCTTCTCTCGGGTTCTGCTCGTTCATCGCTTATCACCTTGAATCGGTTGGTGGCCTTTGCACCAAAAGACCGGATTGGGGGTAAGGGCCTTGGCGCGGGCCTTCCCGCCCTTCAGGCCGCCCTTGCGGGCGTACTCTTTCCCTTCCCTGGCCGGCGTGTTCTCTTCGACCTCGCCGACCGCGATCTTCGCCACCATGATGGCGGCGCCGACGACATCGGCGGGGCGGCGCTCGCCTTTAGGTCCCTTGGGCATGCGGCTAAGATGGCATGGGGGCCGGACGGGTCCAACCCCGTTAGCGGCCGGTCACCGATCTAACTGAGACAGTGCCCAGTCCATATTCTACTCCATAGGCCGATACTTCGGCTTTCCCGCTCCCGGCACACCCTCTCCCGGCGTCACCTGTAGAAGCACATCCTTCCCATTGCATACCGAGCATCTGAGCCTTGCCTCTATGTCGTCTACAGGTGTCATAGGAGGATATTTCGACAGGTCGAGGGTTACCCACTTCGGGATTCTCGGTGCTCCAGGGGCAGGCTTCTTGTTCCGCTCGCATTTGTGGTTCCGGCAATAGACCGTCAGCGTGTAGCCATAGCGGAGCACGTCGGCGACGGTGTAGGCGGAGGGCATGGGGCATTGTGGCTGAGCCTTACGCCAGCCGCCAATAGCCGGTGGGGTGACGATCTGGCCACTTTGGCACGATGAGCCCGCGAGACCGCGCCTCGTCTATGGCGTCCAGATGAACGCGACCCCGCCCGTACTCGATGGCGTATCCGCCGCTGTTCGTCAGATAGACGCATGCGGAGCCGCCCTTGGGCGTTGGCGATCGCATCAACGCGACCAGGGCGTCCGCACTCATGATCGGCGGCGCGGTCGGCTTGCGCATCGACTGACCACAAGTTGGGCATCGCTCGCTCATTGCGCTCCCCGCTCGATGATCTTCAGCCCCTTCGCTCGGGCCTTGGCCAGCATGTCGGCCGTTCGTTTTGCCGACAGCAAACGACTCAGGAACACGGCGGCCAACTTTTGACAGCCGCGCCTCATTAAGTCGCTCAGATGATTGGGAGTGTGCGTTACCAAAAGCATGGCATTTTCTCAAGGGTGATCGCTAGTTAGACTTGCTGGATTTGCCGTTTTGCCACTCGGCGGCAAAACGCTCCTGAGCGTCTTCCAAAAGCCGGCGTCGGTTGGCGTTCTTCGTGTATCGGCGCGTGCTCTGAAGGCTCTTGTGGCCGAGGGCTGCGGCGATGGTGTGCTCGCTGTCGCCGGAGTCCGCGCGCATGGTGCCGTGCGTGTGGCGCAGCCCGTGGAAGGTGTAGCCCTTCCCCTTCAACCCCGTGTGCTTGAGGACCTTGTACCAGGCTGCTTCAAAGCCGGTCTTGGTGTAGGGCGTGCCCGTCGCCGTGGCGATGATCGACAGCCCCCGCGCCTGGCGCTTCTTCTGATTGAGGCGCCGCACCATCTCGGGCACCAGCAGGCATTCGACTTCCTCGCCGGTCTTCTGCTGGATGCACCGTATCCATGTCCCGTCGTAGTTGGACCACCGAAGCGCCCGCAGGTCGCTCACGCGCAGGCCGGTGGCGATGGCAAGGTCGAAGATGAAGCACCAGTCCGCCGGGGCGCGCTGACGGAACTGCCTGATGGCCCAGAGCGGCCAGGGCTTGCCCTCTCCGGTCTTCAGCTTCTCAAGGTCTGCAGCAGGGTTGAAGGGCATCCATTTGAGCTTCACGCCGCGCTTGAACATGCGCCGCAACAGTCCGGTGGTGATGTTGGCGATGCCGGGGGTATCCGACAGGTGCTCTTGAACGCGCTCGCACCACGCCGCGTCGATGTCGGATAGCAGCGTCGCGTGAATGGCCTCCAGTTTCTTCATTGCCGCGTTCTGCGTGCGCTGCGTGTTCGGAGCGAGCTTCCACCATGGGCCTTTGGGGCGGCGGTAGTCACGGATCAGGTCGCCGAGGTCTTTGGGCTTCGGCGCCTCTTCGGCGTCCGTCCTGATCCCGCCCTCGTAGACATAGACCTTAACCGAGCCGTCTGCGAGCTTGCGGCGGACTACGTTCTTTCGTGAACGCGGCATCCAGCATCTCCATGGCAGAACGGCGGCGGGGCGGTAAGGCTGGCTTGCCGGGCTTGGTCGCGTCAACCACCCCCTTCAAGCCCTTGAACCAGGCGGTGACCTCGTCCCGGTCGTAGAGTTTCCGGGAGCCGATGCGGACGGGAATCAGCTTGCAGTGCTCAAGGAAGTGGCTTTCGGACACCCCGACCATAGCGGCAGCCTGTTCGAGCGAGAGCCCGAGCGGCCAAGCCGGCAGATCAGCGATGTCACCCCGCCTCGCCGTCATGTGTCCCTATCAGGGGAAGACTTAAGTAGGGGCTCCGTCTTCTGCGGAGTCCTGCCGCTGTCTTCCTCGTTCGTCGCGGGGGGCCGCGGGACAAAGCGTTCATAACTCTCCGGCAACTCGCGCTCGCTCACCATCCGCACGTCGTTGATGGATTCCTCGATTGCCCAAGCGATGAACTCCCGCCCGCCATATTCAACCGGCCAAGATTTGACACCGAACGCGCCGACCGAGCCGATCAGCACTGCCCTGTTGGCCCCGGGCGAAAACAGGAAATAGTCGACGCTCACGTCTGCCTTCCTTCGGCTTCCGCTGTTACCGGGGGGAGGGGTGGTCATGAGCTGATCCTTCGCGTATCAGTCGTCAGGCCGAGCAGGAAATCGGCCGTGATGTCTAGGGCGCGTGCGAGCTTGCGGATGTTGTCGGCGCCCGGCTGTCGCTGACCGTTCTCAAAATGAGAGATCTGCGTGACGTTGATGTCCGCGCGCTCGGCGAGCTGCGATGCTGAGAGGTCGCGGCGCTTGCGTGCCGTCAAGAGTCGGGCGCCGAAGGAGTCGTCCATGTTCTCGCTCTCCATGTTGACGCAATGCCCATCCGCGTGATGCGAAGCCACCCCTGATCTCTTCACCCTCTCGCGATCACGGAAAGACGGGCCTTAAGGCTGGCGATGCAGAGGGCGAGCGCGGGGCCGCCCTTATGATGCTTGAAGCCTTCTGCGTCCGGCCGATCTGGCCATTGCAATGTCACTGGGTCGAACGGCTGCGTCTCCCTCACGGAGGCAAAAAAGCATGCCGCCACGTCAGGCCCTGTGGTCGATGTGCTGACGGCCCAATCCCACCCCTCCGGCACCAAGGTAAGGGCCGCATCGACACTGGAGGTGAATCTGCGGCCGGGGCTCGCGAGCGGTTGATCGCCGAAGACGACCTGGAAGATCGCTTCGTCGAGTTCAGGCGACGGCCCCTCAGCTTGCTCCAATCTCTCGATCAACTCGGCGGTCATAAGTTCTGGCCCTTTCTCAACGTGATCGCGAAGCGCACATCAGAATCTTTTCGGGCTGAACGCTTTCCATTCTCTTCCGGAAGCGGTTCCTGTCGGCTAGAGGAGCGCATCACGGATCGCTCCTCGCGCTTTCGACGGCGGTCTGATCCAGAACTCGCGCCGACATGTAAAGCTCGCTCTTGTTCATCGTCGACCAGTCGACCGAAAAGCTTTCGTCGGCTTTCCATTGAATGATGACCGTCACGCCCTTGATGTGCTCCAGCTTGTTGAGCGTTCGATGCAGGACAACTTCGGGTGTGAGGGGTGCGCCGGGAAACGAAACGAGCGGCGGAATGTATTCATCGCTCACGGCTTCTTCTCCATAGAAGGCGGAGGGGCGGGAAGGCCCGGCAGCGGATGCCAGAGATCGGGCGTGATGTAGTAGCCCTCCCACCCCGCGCCCATGTTGGCCTCGATCCATCGCGAGACGGTCGGCGTCTGCGGATAGAGTCGAGACCAAAGCAACACCCGCCTGCCATCCCACGGCGCCACGCCCTCCTGCCGCTCGCGAATGTGCGGAACGGGCCTCCACCCCTCCTTCTCCTGCCCGAGGGTGTGCGTGAGGTAGGCTCGGATGATTCCTTCGATGACTTGGCGCGGGGACGTGTACTTGCCCATCGTCTCGACGGAATAGATGCACGCCGCCTCCAGCCCCCGCTCATCCAGCTTCACTTCATCCGCCATTGGGGCCTCCCTTGGTGGCGATGAACGGCACGTCCGGCCGCGCTTCTTTGACCGCCTTGGTCAAGCCGATGATGAGCGCGACGAGGAACGCATTCTCCTGCTTCATCAGGCGCGGCAGATCCTCGGCCACGGATACGAGGGCGACCAGATACGCATCCTTCGCCAGTCTGTCCTCAAGGTCAGTCGCCATCTTGGATGTCCTTAGAGGGGAGGAGGGCGAGGGCTTCGCATACGAGGGCGTGAGCGCTTTCGTTTGCATCTGAGCCTCGGAGAAAAAACTCAAGCTTGTTTAGGCGAACGGTCACCTTATCGATCCATCCATCATCCCCCACCTTCTCCTCTTCCATCTCTGTGGGGAGGGGGATGGAGCGGATGGCGGAGGCGCAATTCGTATGAAGTTTTTCTTCTTCCCTAAATGCTGCGACACTCGGGCGCGCGATGGTCTGGAACGGATGCTCGACTGGATACTGTAGAGCTTCGCATTGTCGTTCTGCTGACGCGCGCCGCTCGTCGTGCCACTTCGCCGCCGCCTCCCTCGCCTTCATGAACCCATCCCTGCCTGCTGTGGTGAGATTGCGGTATAGAGCTTCGAGAGCGCTCGCCGCCGCCCGAATGCGCGAGGCGCCCAGCAACGGATGGCGAACTGCGCCGCCGTCGCGTGCATCAGCATCGTCGCGAAGCTCCGCGATCAGCGCCTGGATTTCCTCTTTCGTCGGTGAGGGGGTCATCGTGCGCTCCTGAACTTCTCTGCACGCAGGGCGAAGCGCGGCGGCATGAGTCGTTGCCCCCGTCTCGATCCGTCATAAATCGGCTCGGTGCGAACGGGCTCTAGACCGCTCGCCTGCTCTGCGAGGGACGGGTAGGCCGCCAGAACCGCGCCCATCGCCTTTGGCACGTCCAGGTCCATGACGACGGCCATCACAAGACCCGCGATCTCTTTCGGCCAATCTGCCTTCAACGCAAGGGCGGCATTAACGCTGGCGATGGCATGCGTATGCTGGCCGCAGCCGCTCAGCTCGGGGTTGCTTTGGAGAAGATGCAGAACGGTTCGAGCTTCCCGCAGCACCTCCCTCGCCCCCATGAGGCTCGTCTGTAGCTGCGCCACGGTGGCTTCGGATGCTGAGAGGTGGGTGAGCAGTTCGTTCATGCCCTCGTTGCGTGCGTCGGCAAGAGCTTCCGCCCTCTCCGCTCGGCCCTGTAGCTGCTCGACTTGTTCGGTCAGCGCGGTGACTCGATCCTCAAGCTGAGCGGTGTACTGCGCATCGCCGCCTTCTACGCCGTCCAGTCGCGCTTGGTGCGTGTCATCGATCATTGGTGTGGCCCCCAAGGGCTGAATCTGTTCTGCGAGGCATGTCTGAGCGTCAAAGCACGGTTGCGGTGATTGGCAGCCGTCGAATGGGCACTCCAGGATCTCCATCTCGTGACGCTCAGACATCGGCCCCCTCCACCCCGGTGGTGCGCTGACGGGAGCGGGCGCCTGCCAGGGCGTTGCGGGCTCGATCATCCCAGTTCCCGCTATCGCTGTTCGACATGATGAGCGCGTAGTCCGCCGCCGCCAGTTCCTCTTGGAGCTTGCGGACCTCTCGGGCGAGGATGGGTGCCGCGTCGGCGAGGAAGTCGGCAGCCTCTGCGATCTTGCTTGCTGTGGACGTAGAGCCGTTCCGCTGCCGGCCCATGCGGTCCACCTCATCGAGTAGTTTGTTTGTTTCTGGTGATGTCATGGAACGAGTTTTCGGATTGCTGAACTCTGTTCTTCGATCTGGTCAGGCACTACGTTTCGGCTAGAGCGCGTCAACGAGCGACCTCTTCGTCAGGATTGAGCCCGAAGCGCTCACAGAGCTGACAGGAATAAGTCCGACCAAGAGCGAAGACGTCCATCACGGCAACCCAGCGCCAATGCTTCTCGCCCTTGCGCTTGTCGCGGCTGCGGGCGTTCCTGACGGCTCGGCTCAGCAATTCGGCATCAGCGATGTCAGCGACCGTTTGCTCAACCATCACCCTCTCTCCTTCTGCTCCATGCGAAAGCGCTTGCCGGCCCACTCCGCATACATCTCGCGCGCATAAGCCCGGAGAGCTGCGCGCAACACGTCGTCCGGTAGGTGGGCGCGTAGGATCGACATTTCCCCATGCGCGTGCATCTGAACGTGGATGCTGTGCCGGATCGGGAGGCATTCGTTGTCCGGCGACTTGATCCCGCGCCCAAGCGTCCCGATGTGCGCCGGGTCCACCGCTTCGTAATCGTTGCCGCGATAGCCCGTGATGATGCACGGCTGCGTCTTCAGGTGGTCGAGCCACTTCTGATCGCGCACGATCCGGGTCTTGGGGAGGAGAACCGTCATCGGGCCTCCGTCTCCAGCCCGCGCGAGACACGATAGGCGCGCTCGATGGCGTTGAACTTCTTGAGGGCGGCCGGATAGTGCGGCTGGTTGTCGGGGTTCAGTCGCGCTCGCGTCGGCACATCGAGGCAGTTGCGAAGCCAGTCCGCCGCCTCCACTTCCGTCAGCCCGGAGAGTCTGTAGGTGGCCTCGACCCACCCTCTAAAATCCTCGTCCTTGCACAGCAGCGCCGCCCTTGCGGATGGCTTCAGCGCATACCACCCACCTTTGGTCCCACCCGGCGCGACAGCGGACTGTTTCTGCGGGGACGCCGTATCCGCGGCAGACCCTTGGCCTGCGGACTCCGACATGGACGCGCCGAGTGGTTTCGTGTTCAGCCGTGCGAGCGCAACCCATCGCTCCTCATCCGGCTTGGGCAATCCGCCGAGCGTGGACAAAGCGGCGTCCGCCTTCTCAAGCGGAACTTCGATCACCAACTGAGCAACCCCTCGGCTCTTGATGAGCTTGAAGTCGCTGAAGGTGCCGGCGAGGGCTGCGGACGCGATC